CGCCGGAAATGCCCCCGGGTGTAGCGGCCCATGCCGCACTGGATCGTGGAGTCTGGCTGGGCGGGCGGCAGGGCGTCGATCGCCGCCATGCCGCGCAGCGCCATGCTGTGCGTGCAGGTGCCGTCGCCAGCGGCGTCCTCACACACCTGCCGCAGCAGGGTGATCGCCTCGGGGGTCAGTCCGTTCATGGTCGTTGTCCTTTCGTGGCGCCCAGTCGGCGCCGGTCCTCGTTCGTTTGCTCCTCGGCGCGTGCGAAGGCCCGCGCCACCAGCCCGCGGCGCTGGACCTCGATGGTCAGGCGCCGCGCCTCGTCCTCGTGCTGCAGCTTCAACGCGACGAGTAGCTGCTCGATCAGCTGGTCGTCGTCCATCGTGGCGGGTGGGCATAGCTCGCCAGGTACATGTACCCACCCGCAGTAGGGACAGGTCACGGCTCTTTACTCCGGGCGCTCGATCAGCCCGATGTACTCGACGTCTTCAATCGCGACCGCCGCCGCCTCCCAGCCGGTGGTGACACAGGTGGGATCGTCCTCTCGTTCAGCAGGGCGGCGTCCCAGCTCACGGCGATGGTGCGTGGCTTGTCGCGCAGTCTGTCCTCGGGGCTGTTGACGCTCAACGCCGTGCCCTCGGTCCCTGCGAAGACGACGGTGGACGTCTGCCCGTCGCACACAGCAATATCTTTGCGGAGTCGTACGCGAATCTCTCGGCTCATGGCTCGTTGTCCTCTCTGCGCCCGGCTCAGGGCGCGATGATCATCCCGGTGTAGGTACGAATGCAGCGACGGCACACCCGCCGCCGCTGGGGGCTGTCAGGGAAGGCGATGGTGGTCACCTCCCGTTCACGCGTGCAGTCCTCGCAGACGCCGCGCCAGTAGCGGCGCCGCCGGGTGCGCGGCCGCGCCTGACAATCGGTGCAGACCGTCTGCCCGTGCAGCTGCGCCAAGGCGTCGAGCACATGATCGCCCTTGGCACACCGCGTCATCGCTCGCCCCCGTCGTGGTCGTACGCCAGCGGGCGGTGACTGGTCGCCGGGGCCAGCGTGCGGCGCAGCGACTGGTACGCCTCGTCGCTCGCTTGCAGGCGCATCATCCACAGGCCACGGCGCTGCCCCTCCTCGCCGCTCATATGCGTATCGAAGTGACTGCACCCGAACGGCGCGACCGGGTGAATGCGGCAGGCCCCCTGCCGGTCGAGGAAGACACACCGGCCGTCTTTCATCCGCGGGGTGATCGTGCCCACCCGCAGCTGGGCCCCGGTCGCGCGGTTGCCCATGACGCCGCCGGGGCTGGCGACAAACAGGCTGCTCGCCTCACGGACGGTCTTGCCCAGGTACGCGGCAATCGCCTCCAGCTGGCCGGGGATGAGCGGCCCCGGCTGGCGGGTGCAGCAGGCCTGACACTCCGGGCAGGCGCAAGTCGTACGCTCGAAGGGAGGCGCGGTCACGACGCCGCCTCCTGCCCCTTCTCCTTCGCCTCCTGCTGCCAGCGCCAGATCGCGTTGTTGATCGCGTTGATCCCGTCCCCGATGTTGGCGTGCCAGCGGAACTTGTCGCCCACGTTCACGCGTCCCTTCTCGCCGCGGGTTTCGACCATGCCCACGCAGCCCAGCGCCTCGGCCACCCGCCCGCAGTAGTCGCCGAAGTTCCCCGCGTAGCCGCGGCGGTCGGCCAGCTGGCGCAGCTTGCGCTCGATCAGCGCCAGCGTCTTGGACATGCGCGTGGCCTTCCGCGCGTCCACGGTGTAGACGTCGTGGTACAGCACGTCCCAGCCGTACACCGCGCCGTTGTGGCCGATGTGCTCCCGCAGGCGGCTCTTCTCGTCGCCCTGACAGCTGATGCGGAGGTTGCTGTAGAGGATCCCGTTGTCGTAGTCGTCGTCCACGCCGTAGACCACGTACTGGCCGTTCTCGTACTTCTGCGTGCAGACGCGCAGGCGGATGTGGAAGTAGGGCCCGTCGCCCCAGCCGGGGCTGCGCTCTTCCATGATGTGCAGGTACAGGGCCTGCGTCGGCTTGTTCGTGCGCTTGGTCGCCATTGCTCGTTGTCCTTTCGTCCGGGCGCGTCGTCGGGGCCTCCGTCCGCTCGCGCCCGGCTTGAGAGATGAGATGAAACATATGCATCCTAGCATGGATGCATATGCAAGTCTACTGACGGCGCTTCGCCTCCGCCGCCGCCTCGCGGCGCTCGATCTCGGTCCAGTCCTCGCGCGCGTGCCGCGCCTCGTTGCAGCGGGCGCACAGCTGCGCCCCGTCCGGCCACGGCCACAGGGTCCAGTCCGGCGTCAGGGACACCGGCAGCTGACACTGCGTACAGCGTACGGGGCGAAGTAGCGCCGCTGCAGCGTCTCCGCCAGCCACGCCGGGTCGCCCGGCGCGTACTGGCTCGCGACCTCCACGTTGTGCTGGTGTCTCATGCTCGTGTCCTCCCTTCACGCCACAGGGCCAGCCCCACCGCCAGCCACAGCCCCGCGGCCTCTGCCGCGGCCTCTGCCAGCATCCCCCACGCCACCGGCTCGCTGACAGGCAGCGGGCCGGTGTAGAGCGTCAGCACCCACGCCAGCGTCAGCATGTCACTGGCACCCGTTGTCGAAACAGCTGCACTCCCCCCGCTCCGCGCGGTACTCGGTGCCGCAGGCCTCGCACCGGCGATACAGCCCCGCGGGCAGCTCGCCGCGGTCCATCCACGCCTTGGACGCGTCCACGTACCGCTGCCGCTCGACGGTGCCCAGACAGCCGTCCATCGGGCCGCGGGCGCCCACCGGGAACGGCAGGCGCCCCTCGATGCGCTCCGGGCCGTAGACGCCCGGCACCTGCCAGTAGAACAGCAGCGCCCAGTTGCCCCACTCCACCCGCCGCTCCGCCGCCGCGTTGATCGTCGTGTCACGCATGATCGTTGTCCTCTCCGATGCTGGCCTGTGGCCGTGTCTCCGCTCCGCCCTGCGAGCCGGGGCCCGCAGGGCGACGTGGAACCACGACCTAGAACGGGTCGAACTCCGGCGCCACCGGCTTGGCGGGCGCCACCGCAGGCGCCGCCGTGGGCTGGGCAGGCGCCGCGTCCCTGATGCCCGCCGCGTTGATCCGGAACCGTCCCGCCCGCGCCGCTGCCGCTGCCTTGGGCGTCCGGCCCGCCAGCGGTCGCTGGACAGGCGCCGCGGCCACAGGCTCCTGAGGCACACTCACCGGCCGAACGTCGCCCACCGGGCCCGCCACGGGCTCCTGTGCGGCCTCTGGCGCCACCGGCCGGACGTCCCTGATCTCGATGTCGCCCGGCCGGAACGGCCGCGACAGCAGCTCCTGAAACGTCGCTTTCAGCTCGACCACAAATTCGTATGTCATTGCTCGTTGTCCTCTCCGTTGCATCCGGTCCCGGTATGGGCCCGCCTCAGGCCCGCAGGCCTCAGGGGAGCCCACCCGCCCCGCAGGGCGGATGGGGCCTTGCCCGCGCCTAGTTCGCGCCCAGCAGCCGCTGCGCCTCGGCCAGCGCCAGCTGCTTGACGAGCGCATTGCCGCCGAACAGGGCGCTCTCGTTCGCCTTCAGCCGGGTGGCCTCAGACTTCGCCTCAGCCGGGCGGACGTGGTCGAAGTACTCGCTGACCCCGTTGATCGCGCCCCACAGGCTCACGCCACCGTCCACGGTGCTCACGAGCTGGTTCGCCATGTCGGCGCCGCGCCCGCCGCTCGCCAGCGCCACGATGCTCTCGCGCCGCTCGCGGATGACGGTGGACACCTCCTCCGCCTCGCTGGGGATGATGCGCTCGACAAACGCCTGCAGGTCGCTGCGCGTCATCCGGGCCCGGGCCAGCGCCGCGAAGCTCTCGCCCGCCGCGATCATCGCCGCCACGATCTGCTCGACCACCTTGGCCGCTTCGTCGATCCGCTGCGCCGCCCCCGCGCGGTGCTGGACCATCGCCCACGCTTCACACTGCGCCGCCGCCGCCGCCAGCGTGTTGGCGCAAATGGGCCGGATGGTGGTGGGATTGTTGCGGACGCCGCCTTGCCCGTCGTGGTTCCACGAGAGCAGGTTGAAGCCCTTCAGGCTGTCGCCCGGGACCACGTCGATCTTGACGCCCGGGAACTTGAGCAGCAGGAAGCACCGACGGCCACCGTTGAACGTCCCGCCGCTCTCCACCGTGCAGCCGAACCGCGACAGCAGCGGCTCGATCATCTCCACGTTCTGCCGGTTGGTGGTCGGGTGGTACTTGGCGCCGACCGCGCCCAGCTGCGACTTGATCGAGCCGTCGCCGTTCAGCCGGACCATGCCGAAGTGCCCCTTGAACTCGGTGCCGTCCGCCAGGTACAGCTTGCGCTTGTCGATCTGCCAGTCCAGCCCCGTCTTCTGCAGGGCCTCGTCAAGGTTGGTGAGGGACGCGGTCCGGGTGCCGACAACGTGGAACGGGGTCTGTGCCTGATATGCCATGTTCGTTACTCCTGCGGGTCTGTGCCCGACTGTGCGCGGCCCGGAATGGGCCCGGCTGTCAAGCTTACAGCCTGTCAGCTTTCAGTGTCAAGCCCCCCGGCCTGCAGGCACATTCCGCCCCGCGCAGCTTCGAGCTGTCAGGCTGTCAGCGATCCCGTATTGATCTATCCCTCCTACAGCACCGCTTTCGACCCCGAACAGCCCAGTCTGCCTAGATCCGGATTTTGCGCTGGGGCGACGAACGCGCCTCCGGTAAGGGGGTACCCGCCAAAATCGATCGCTCTCGCCACAGGGCACGCTAGAGGCCTTCCGGGGCCCTTCCTGAGCCTCGAAAATACCTGAAGAAAGATCGCCAAAGTGTGCAGCGTGTCTCACCTATGAACACAGACCTGTGATATGCCTCCACGACATGCGCTTTCGCTCAGCATTCCAGCGTGTTTTCCGTGTGCTATCCCAGCACAGCTGAGGCTGTGTCCGATTCTGAGAATTACCGGCCAGACGACCTAAAAGGGAGCTGTCTCGCGACCCCGATCAGCCGCCCGCCGAGCCGCCCGGCCCGGCAGGTGATCCCCGCTAGGCCCCGGCTGTGGGTTGACGAAAGCTTTCGTCAGTGAATGACGAAGGGCTTCGTCATTCCCAGGTACCGCCCGCCCGCTGCCCGCTTGCCGGGTGTACCCGGCCCCGGCTCACGTCGCCCCCGCAGCTGCAGGCGTCTCGCAGGCCGTCTCACCAGCCTGTGTACGCCCCTGCAGCTTGTGCCCGAGGCCTCGACCTACTGCCGGGCTGGTTAACATAACCATTCCTATACGACCCTGAGCGCATAAGTCCTTTGCTGTCAACAATTAACTCGCCTCGCGATCGCCCCGCCAGCTGCCGCGCCGCCTCTCAGCCATCCGCCGCGCCGCCGCGCCGCCCGCCTTGCGCCCCTGCAGCTGTGGGCGATGCACGGATCTGCACGCAGCTGCGCGCCAGTGCCCAGAACTGCACGCGGCTGCATTGTCCGCGAGGCCCCCTGCGGCCAGGGCGGGAGCGCCCGCGCTCGACTCCAGATATTTTTTCGTCGTGATTTTTTCTGTTCACTCCCTGTGATAGCCTCGCGGCCGATGTCGCACGACGACGGCACCCCCTTCGCCGCGATCACCGAGGTCGATCACGCCCGCCTGCAGCGCCACACGACGCTGCTGGCGATCTGGCGCGACCTGCCCGTCGATGAACTGCTCGGCGATCTCAGCGTCCTGGCGCAGCTCTGCGCCTTTCGCGCGCACCAGCACCTCGGGGTCGATGGCGCGGTGGCGCTGGCGCGCAAGCTGGCGGACGAGGGCGGGACGCACGACTGCACCGAGTGGTGCCAGGTCTGCGGGAAGCGGGGATGACGACCTGCCCCTGCGCCCTCGCGGTCCGTCTGGACTACACCGGCTTCGATCCGGCGCAGGTGCGGGCGTGCAGGACGCTCATTCAGGAGCTGGGCGAGTGGACTACCGTCGTCGTGAGCGGGCGGCGCTATCGCGTGTCGCGGCACTGCATCGCGCTGCACGGCATCAAGGCCGACGAAATCGACAGGTACGGCTTCGAGGAGGAGCTGCCGCGGTGAGCGAGACCTCGCCGCGCGTCATCGTCGCCGAGGTCAGCAAAAACTGGCGCGAGGGGCGGGAGGTCACCCCCGGCAGCGGCCTCATCGCCGAGCAGTTCGAGCGCGTCATCGACGTCAACGCGCAGCGCGGCTACCGCTTGGTCACCTTCTCGCTGCATCGGCTGATGGTGCGGGAGGACGAGTTGAACGAGACGATCATCGCGGTGTTCGAGCGACACCAGCCGTCGGCGGATTGGGCATGAGCCCGACCTTCACGCCGATGGCGCTGAAGTGCTGCATCTGCGGCGTCGACTACGCGGCCAGCGTCGCCGCCACCTGGCACCGCTTCGACCACGGGGTCTGCGGGTCGGCGTGCTTCTACGAGAAGGAGTGGCGGCGGACGCTCTCGACGCTCGGCAAGCCGTACCGGCCCGACCCGCGCGCCTACGATGCCGCCGGGTATCCCTGCAAGGTCGCGACGCCATGAGCACCTTCGAGCCCGATCACAACGGCGAGTGCCGTCACTGCGACGAGTGGTGGAACGCCCACAGCGAGCCCGACGGCGCCTGCCCGACCGACCCGGCACAGGCCAGTGAGAACGTGCGGCTGCACGCGGAGGAACGCGCGCGTCAGGACCCAGCCTCGTGGAGCCCCGACGCGATCCGCCGGTTCGGCGAGTTCATCGCGCTCGTGGAGGCAGCGGAGGCGCGGCAGAAGGACCCCGGCACACGCCCGCACTATCGCTGTCCGCGGTGCGGCGTGGTGAGCTTCAACCCCAACGACATCGCCAATCGCTACTGTGTGCGGTGTCACCAGTTCGAGGAGCCGGAGCGGCCGTGATGCAGTGGTTCGGCCCCGCCCCCTTCTCCGCCGCCTGCGACGACTGCACGCGCGCCGCCACGCCGACCACCCCCTGCGCCTGGTGCGGCGAGGGCTTCACCGACGAGGACGAGGGCTACACCCTCCCGCACTGCGGCGACACCATCAGCCAGCTGCCGTACCACATCGAGTGCCACCTGCGGCAGCTGTTCGGCAGCGTGGCGCACATCGAGCACCGCTGCAGCTGCTATGGGGGTGGCGAGGAGACCGACCCGCCGGGGCTGACGCGGCGTCAGGCGGCGCTCGCGGCGACCGATCTGTTCTTCCGGCTGCGGAGAGAAGCGCGATGAAGGTCCGCCTCGACCTCACGCCGCACGAGCGGCAGGCGCTGCTCACCGTGCTGATGGACTACGTCGCGTCCTCGACCGCGCTGGAGGTGTCGATCGATGCGGTGACCGGCGAGGAGATCGAGATTGGGGACCTGCTCAAGCGGGTGATCGAGGCGCCGCTGGTGCCTGAGGAGTGATGCATATGCAAGTGCAGGGGGCCGACTACGTCGACATCCGCGAGGCGATGCGGATGACGGGCTTGAAGGACCAGACGATCTATCGGCTCGCGCGGCAGGGGCGCGTGCGCAAGGTCAAGATCCTCGGGAGCCGCGTGCGCTTCTCCCGGGCGGATCTGGCCGCGCTGGTCGAGGAAGTGCCCCGGCGGGAGGAGGCGTGATGGAAGCGGCACGCTGTGCGTGGGAAGTGACCGCGGGGCTCATCCCCGGCCAGGTGATGCCGGAGCACACGCGGCGCTGGGGCCTGACGTCCAGCGAGTGGGAGAATGGCCTCGGGTACCAGCTGTTCCTCGAACGGCAGGCGCTGGCCGACGCCTACGCGCGCTACCTGCAGGAGCTGTGTTGCATGGGCAAGGAAGTCAACTGGACCGAGACAACCTTCGTGTGGTTCTGATGAACGAGCAGGGCACCCGCCTCGATCAGTGGGTCGCCACCGCCACCGAGATCGTCGACCTCGGCTGGGGCTGGGCGTCCTTCCACGAGCAGGGCGACGCCATCACCGTGACGCGCACCTGCAAGGGCTGCGGGGTCAGTGTCACCAGCCCGGGGCACCGGGAGGGCGAGGTGCTGCGCGTGGAGCCGCGCCCCTTCGAGCACGGCGACCACTGCCCGATGCTGCGGCGGATCGCCCGCGGCGAAGGGCAGGCGGACTGATGCGCCTGCCGCGGAAGACGAAGAAGGTGCTCACGCGCGTCACGACGCAGTACCGCTGGCCGCGACCCGGCTCGCGCCAGCATCGCCGGTTCCGGCGCTTCTGCCGGTTAGCGGCGCGTGCCCTGGAGTGAAGCATATGGATCTCAAGCACGCCCTCGCCACCACCACCGTCACCTGCTTTCTGCGCGACGGCCGCACGGTCGATCTCACCGGCCTGACCCCCGAGGACGCCGTCGCCACGCTGCGGGCCGAAGGCGTCACGCCCGGCGACGTCCGGCACACGGTCTTCTTCGTGCACGGGCCGCTGCCGCGTCCCTTCGTGGGGGCGCCGCGATGACGAACGCGCTCCTGCCCACCTTCACCTGCTTCGACGACGCGATCGAGTTCATCGAGTCGCGCGTGCGCGAGGAAGGCCCCCGCTACGCCGCCGACCATCTCCGCCTGGTCCACGCCCTGTGCGAGGCCGAGGACGGCACGATCTACGCGCACGGCTGGGCGGAGGACAAGGGCCTGTGCTGGAACGCGGCGCTCGTCGAGGGGCAGAAGGTCTACTACTCGATCAAGCGCGTGGACTTCTACCGCTGGAAGAAAGTGCGCGAGCCCCGCCGCTACACGATGGAGGAGATCCTCGACCAGAACCGCCAGCACGGCACCTACGGCCCGTGGGAGCCGCAGTTCATCGCCGCCTGCGGCAAGACCGGCGAGGGGCGCATCCTCGGCGCGGTGCAGGTGCGCGGACCGAAGCGGAGGCGGTGATGCCCTACTACGAGACCCTCGCCGAGGACGTCGCCCGCGCCAAGCAGATCCTCGCCGAGGGGCGCTGGTCAGCGGATGACCCGTTTTATCAGATCCTGCAGCGCCACATCACCAGCGGCACCATCTTCGGCAAGGACATCTACGCCGCCTACAAGCTGCTCGAATCGTTCGTCGCCGCTATTGAGGCGGTCGGCCCCAAGGTGTGCGAGCTGGCGCTCCGCCACCAGCAGCTGACACGGGAGGAGCCCGAGCCATGATTACCTTCCGTCTCGATGAGCACGCGCTGCTGCGCGGCCAGCCGGTCTGCGAGGTCTGGCAGGACGGCGAGTTCATCGCCGCCCTCTACGCCACCGGCGACGGCGTCAAGCTCGTCTCGAAGTACGTCCTCAGCGCCGATCTGCAGCGCGTCGCTGGGCGCGAGGCCCCGACGGTCACCGAGCTGCGCGTCTCCATCACGGTGACCGATGGCTGACTTCTGCCTGCAGTGCTCGGATGAACTCTTCGGCAAGGACTTCGAGGAACTCGCTGGGCTGACCACCCCCGAAGCGTGGGCCGAGGGCAAAGCCGCCGTGGTCCTCTGTGAAGGCTGCGGCCCGATCCAGGTCGACCCCGGGGGCCGCTGCGTCAGCGTCGACTGCCCCAAGCACGGCGCCAAGGGGGATCTGGACACGCCGCCCGCCCGCTAGGCATCCTCCCGGGCGTGGCTCGCGTCGCCCGACTCGCCCCACCCACCCGCGCCGACCTCACCCGCTGGGCGGAGGATCACGACGTCGAGCTGATCTTCTTCGACCCGCCCGAGCACTTCGACCACGCCATCCTCGGCCTCGTGGAAGGCTCCGGCCAGGCGCCCGCCGTCCTCTACGACCGGGACGCCGTCCTCAGCGCGATGGCGCGGGACATGGGCGAGGACGCCGCGCTCGAATGGTTCGAGGGCAACACCATCGACGCCTTCCTCGGCCCGGCCACGCCCCGCTTCCTGACCAGGGGGATCTAGACAGCCCCCGGGCTCTGGCCCATATCCTGCTCCATGCTCAAGCGTCTCGCCGGGCTGCTCTATCTCCGGCGTGTCGCCCGCTCGCTCGACGCGATCACCGCCTCGCTCGACCGGCAGGGCGACCTCCTCCTCCGCCTCGTGGACCACCTGGCGCCCCCGCCCCCGCCTGCCGATCGCGCCGCCGTCCGCGAGGACACCGGCGTCAGCTTCCTCGACCCGCAGGAGGCGTATCTCGCCGCCACCTACATCGCGCGCACGCAGAACGACACCGGGCACATCCCCACCGACGAGGAGGTCATGATCTACCTCGCCGACGAAAAGACGCGCGACCTCGCCGCCCGCCTCACCGCGCGCGACGTCGAACTCACGCGGCTGGCGGAGTCACGGCTGTGAAGCCCGATCGCCACCCGCCCCGCCTGCCCGGCGCGCCCCCTGCGGTCGGAGCGCCGACCTCTCGGGATCCGCGGGAGGTGGAGCGGTTCCTGCGCCCCCAGCCCGCGCCGGAGATCCCGCGCCGCCAGCTGGACCCGCCGCGCCCCGGCCTCCTGGCGCACAGCCTGCTCGGCCACCGCATCATCCGGACCTGACCGATGGCCCGCCGCACCCCTGCCAGCGCGCTCGTCCCGGCGGCGGTGCGCGCCCCCGAGATCGTGCTCACGCGCGCCGAGGAAGAGATCCAGAACGGCGAGGCGGTCGAGCTGTTTGCCACCGCGGTGGGCGGGCGCGCCAAGCTCGCCGATGTCCTGGCGGTCGCCGAGACGGCGCCCGAAGTCGAGAAGGTGATCAACCTGCTGCTCGACCCGCGCTACCGCACCTACAGCCTGCGGCGCCTGTGCACGCTGACCGGCATCAGCGTCGCGGAACTCTTCGCCGCCTACCGCAAGGCACTCATCACCCGCGCACACATCGAGGCCAGTCACATCATCGCCAGCCGCCTGGTACCCATCGTCGAGGACGTGATGACGCGCGCGATGCCCGTGCCGATCGCCTGCTCGGCCTGTCAGGCGGAGGAGGCTCGGCGCCCGACCTGTCCGGTCTGCCGGGGCACGGGCACCACCCTGAGCGAGCCGGACTTCGACCGGCAGAAGCTGGCGCTCGAACTCGGCCAGCTGCTGGAGAAGAAGGGCGGGCTCACCATCACGCAGAACCAGGGCGTGGTGGCCGCAGGCGCCCTGGCGGCGAACGGCGGCGGCTCCCTCGAACAGCTGCACCAGGCGGTCGGCGATCTGCTCTTCACGCCCGGCCGCACGCGCAGCGCCAGTCCCTATGCGCCGGTGAGTGAGCCGCCGGTCGAATATCCCCCCGCCCCCATCGAGGAGCCCCCCGATCTCCCGCTGGGCACCCACGACGACGACGCCGACGACGACGCTGAGGAGGAGGACCGCAGCTAGAGAAAGGCAGGTTCGTCATGTCGCCGATGTATCTGGGCCAGGCCGTCAGTGACGACTACATGCAGGGGTTGATCGAGGGCTACCGCGACGGGCAGCGCCTCGCCGAGGCGCCGGTCGAAGACGGCGATCAGCTGATCATCAATCGCCTCACCGAGGAGAAGGTCCTGACCGAGCGCGGCGCGGTGGTGCTCGGCTTCCGCGACGGGCACGGCAAGGGCGTCGAGGAGTAGGCGCGCCGCCATGCCGGACCTCACCCTCCCGCAAGCGATCGTCGTCGTCGGCCTGGTCTTCGCCTGGCTGATCTTCGTGATCGCTCGCGCGTACTTCGAGCGGGGGTGACGGCCATGTACCACCCGGATCTCATCGCGGAGGACGAAGCGGTCATTGCGCAGAAGTTCCGCGCCGTCTTCCCTGATGGGATCCCGCGCTACTCGGTCGCGGACAGCGCCACCCTCACCAGCAGCGCCATGCAGGCGATGGACGAGTCCGGACAGCCGCGCCGTCCCCTCACCGAGGACGAGCAGCGCTTCGTCGGCAGCTCGCGCCTGCGCTGCCCCTACGACTTCCCCTACTTCGCCGAGCGCTTCGTCTGGATCGACCAGGAAGGCCACGGGCTGCGCCGCCTCTCGCCGCTGTGGGAGTCGCAGGCGATGGTGCTCGACCAGCTCGCGCGGATGGAGATGGCGAATGTCACGAGCGGCTCGCCCGACGGCCTGTTGCTCAATGTGCTCAAGGCCCGGCAGCTGGGGGTCTCGACCCTTGCCGAGTCGCTCGTGGCGCACCGCATCGTCACCCGCACGCACATCCGCGCCCTCTCCGCGGCCGACGTCGAGGACCAGGCCGGGTATCTGTTCCGCATGGTCGTGCGCATCTACGACCAGCTGCCGTGGTTCCTCAAGCCCGAGCGGGTGTACTTCAACAAGAACCGCGAACTCAGTCTCGTCAACCAGTGCTTTCTGAAAACCGCCTGGGGCAAGTCCACCCGCGGCGCCCTGCAATCCGTGACCGGCACCGAAGGGACGAAGGGGTCGATCGGGCGCGGCCAGACCTACTCGGTCGTGCACATCAGCGAGCTGCCCACCTGGGACAACCCCGAGCAGCTCGACACCGCGCTCCTCCCCGCCATCCCCTACGCCGCCGACACCCTCGTCATCTACGAGGCGACCGCCGAGTACGCCGGGGACTGGTGGCACAAGCACTGGCTCGCCAGCGGGCAGGGCGAGGGGCGCTTCCGCAACATCTTCATCCCGTGGAGTGCCGAGCCGAAGAAGTACTCGCTCCCCGCCCCGGCGGGCTGGGACCCCTCGCCCTCGACCCTCGCGCACGCCGCCAAGTGCGAACGCGACAGCCCGAAGTGGTATGCCGGGCGCACCGTCACGCTCTCGCGCGACCAGCTGTACTGGTACGAGAAGACGCGCCGCTTCTACGAATCGAAAGGGCAGCTGTACAAGTTCCTGAAGGAGTACCCCGCTGATGATCAGGAGTGCTTCCAGTATGCGGGCCGCTCGGTCTTCACCCTCGAACAGCTCGAAGCGATCGACCGCGCAGGCTCGCTCCGCCCCCTGCGGGACGTCTGGAGCGTGGAACCCGCGCTGGCGGTGGCCGAACTGCGCGGCCAGCCCGAGACCGCTGACGTCCAGCGGCAGCGTGTGGTCCCGCCGCTGGCGCCCGCGATCGCGCGTTTCTCGACCCCACTGAGCCACGAGACGACGCCGGTGCCGCCCGGCTACGGCTTCCGCCGCCTCTCGGCCGAGCAGCTGGCGCAGCTCCCCTCCCTCCGCCACAGCGTCATGGCGATCTGGGAGTACCCGCGCCTGCGCGGCACGCGCCGCTACATCCTCGGCGTCGACGTCAGCGACGGCCTGGGCCAGGACTACTCGGTCGTCGACGTCATCCGCCTCCCCTCGATGGAGGAGCCCGCCGAGCAGGTCGCGCAGTACATCACCAATCAGCTCGACCCCAAGGCGCTCGCCTTCGTCTGCGACGCCATCGGCCGCTACTACGCCGACCCCGACGGCATCGAGGCGATGGCGGCGATCGAGACCAACAACCACGGGCTGGCGACGCAGGACGCCCTGCAGCTGCATCTGGGCTACGCGCACTTCTACGTCTGGGAGTATGCCGACGCCGCCAGTCAGGAGCGTCGCTACTCCACCCGCATCGGCTGGCAGACCAACCCGCGCACGCGCCCGCTGCTGCTCGCCAGCTACTACGGCGCCGTCACCACCTTCGATCCGATCAGCCGCCTCCCCGACCTGATCCTCAACTCGCCCATCACGCGCGGGGAGCTGCGGCACTTCATCACCGAAACCTCGATCGGCGAGGCCGAGGCCGCGCGCGGGCAGCACGACGACACCGTGATGTCGTCCGCCATCGGCTACTACGTCGCCTGGCGCATGGCGGGCGGCGAAGTCGAACCGATCGCCGAGCGGCGGCGCCGCAAGTCGGCGATCGAGCAGCAGGCGCGCGAGGCGCGCACCGAGAAACCCGACTACCGCAACTCGGCGATGACCGCTGAGGAAGCCGACGACCTGGAGACCGATCATGAGTCCGTCCAAGACGACACCTACGCCCTCACCGACGAGACCGGCGGGCTCTACTTCGACGATCGCCAGCGCGCCTGACCCGCGCATCCGCTCGCTCACCGCGGAGATCGAAGGGGTGGTGACGCGAGCACTGGAGGGCTGGCGCGCCGCGCCCCCGCCGGGCCTGCAGCTCACGCCCGCCGACTGCGCCCGCCTGGAGGAGATCTGCGGGCTGGGCTCGACCCGCACGCCCGAGGCGCTCGTCCTCGCCATCGACCGCCTCGCCTCGCTGCGCATCGGCGACATCCGCCTCCCGTTCACCCCCGGGCAGCTCAGTGAGCTGCAGCACCGGGCGGCCAAGCGCGGGCGCACGGTCGAAGCGGAGATGAAGGCGGCGGTCGACCGGATCCAGGACGAGATCTTCTACCGGGCGGGCTGAGATGCATATGCTTCCTGATCTCACCCTGCCGCAGACGCTGCTCGTGCTCGGGCTGGTGTTCGCCTGGCTGATCTTCGTGATCGCCCGGGCCTACTTCGAGAGCGGCAGATGAAGGTCACGCTCGCGATCGCGGTCGTGTTCGTCCTGCTGGTCTACGTCCTCCTCGTGTGGGTGACGCAGTGAGGGTGATGTGGACCAGATCGACTGGCGTCAGGGGTGGATCATCCTCGCCGTGCTGGTGGGGCTCTGGCTGCTCACGCTGCTCGTGGGGAAGCGACGCTGATGCGTAAGCACCTGCAGTACTGGCGGCACCGCCTGGCGCACTGGTTCCACCTGGAACCCTGCCAGCTGCTGGAGGTGCGCGACGAGGGGCGCCTCGTCGTCCTGCTGTGTACCGACTGCGGGGAGATCCTGCACCTGCGCCCGCGGGGGCCGCGATGAATCAGCGCTGCGAGGGCCGGGTGCCGTGCGCCGTGCGTGTCGAGCGCCGCCAGTCGCCTGGGATGCGGCGCGAGCGCGACGTGCCGATCGGGAAGTGCCCGATCTGCGGCGCCTGGATCTTCGTGATGTCGAACGGCCTGCTCCACCCGCACGTCAACCAGCTGCATCGCCGTCCGCCGCGACAGCCCGAGGGAAAGCTCTATGGCTCTGCATGACTTCTGGTGCCAGACCTGCGGCCAGGTCCTGCTCGATGTGAATATCCCGATCGCCGTGGGCGCCACCGCCGGTGCGCCCGAGCACTGCGGACGCACAGCGGCGTGGATCCCGCAGGTCGGGCGGATGGATGCGTATGAGCCCTTTCAGGAGTTCGAGGCACGCGATGGGCAAAACCACCTCGTCACGATCGACAGCCTCCGCAAGCTCCGCCAGGTCGAAGCGGACAGCGAGCGGCAGTACCGCAACGGCGAAGGCCAGCCGATCGTCTGGCGGCGCTGGTCGCAAGACGCGAGCAACCGCGACGTCCACGCGCTCGCGCCCCGTTGGCAGGGCGGCGAACAGCCCGACCCCGCCTTCGTCAAAAAGCACGCCGCCGACATCCGCCGGAACGCCGATGTCGCCGACACCGACTACGGCCCCGGGGTCAGCGATGCCACCCCGTCGGCGCTCGACCGACTGGAGAAGTGACATGGCGAAACGTCCCGCGCCTGCCCCGCCTGCCCCACCCGCGTCCTGGTCCCCGATCGCCACCGCCCCGACCGACGGGCAGGACGTGCTGATCCTCGTGGGCGGGACCCGGCAACTCATCGCGCACTGGAACGGCACGGCGTGGGTCGCCGACGCGCCGCCCGTGCTGCACCCGACGCAGTGGCACCCCCTCATCGAGGGGCCGAAGGAGTAGCCGTGGCCGACTTCTCTCCCTCTGGTGTGATCGATCTCCCCCGCGTCACCGCCGACGGCCTCATCGCGGGCGACCCGCGCGTCCTCAACTGGCTGCGCGAGTGGGTGCAGGAAGGCGACCTGATCAACCGCACCGACCCCTCCTACGATCTGATCGGCAAGGCGCAGGACTACATCACCGGCAACCAGCTCTCCGCTGAGCACTGCCGCATGAAGTACCTCCCGCAGGTCACCATCAACGAGACGCGCAAGGCGATGCAGGCGCACGTCTCCGCCATCACCGACCTCAAGCCGATCGCGGGCTGGCGATCGAACCCCGAGTACCAGGTCCAGGCCAACCTCCTGAACATGTACCTGATGTACGAGTGGGTCACCACGATGATGGACCTCGACCTGGGCGACTGCGTGAAGTACTCGCTCGCCGGAGGCACGGGCGATCTCGTCATCGACTGGGACCCGCACGCGCCGCTCGGCGGCGCGCACCAGCTCACCGCGCGCGACCCGCGCGACACCCTGCCGCTCCGCCCCTCCTTCGGCCGCTCGTGTCAGCTCTGGGAAGGCGTCTGCTTCCGCGAGGAGCACACCGTCAACGTGCTCAAGGGGATGTATCCGACCAAGGCGCATCTGTTCCGCGCCTCACCCGACACGCTCCTCGGGCAGGTGATGGGCCGCTTCCGCACCGGCCTCTCGCGCCTCATCTCGCCCGCCGATCCGCTCGACACGATCGCCTGGCCCGGCAGCGCGGGCACGGTGAAGAAGGCGCGCAGCGGGGCGCTCGTCCTCTACCGCGCCTACTTCCGCGATCGCACGCGCAACCTGACGAACAAGCCGATCCCGATGGGCACGCCCGGCACCAACTGGGCCTACCTCGCCGAGCCCGGCCAGCCGCTCTACCCGCGCGGGCGTCTGCTCGTCGCCACTGACGACGTCCTCATCTACGACGGCCCCAACACCTACTGGCACGGCATGTATCCGTTCTGCCGCCTGAAGCTCTGGAGCGTCCCCTGGCAGTTCCTCGGCATCCCGCTCTTCAACGATCTGCTCCCGCTCCAAGACGCCATCAACGACACCGTGCACGACGTGCGCCTCGGGATGCGCCAGTGGACCAACCCCGACATCACCTACAACCGCAACGCCGTCAGCGAAGCCACCATGAAGCTGATGGACCCGCGCCGCCCGGGCAAGCGCGTCAAGGTGATGCCGGGGTTCGGCGACCCGTGGAAGAAGGAAGAAGGCCCCAACCCGCAGATCATCGCGATGGGGATCGATATGTGGGAGCGGCTCACCCAGAAGTTTGCCGACCTCAGTGGCACCGCCAACCTCTCGGCGCTCCTGCAACTCCGCCAGATGCCCTCGGCCGACACGATCCAGAAGTACTACGAAGCGCTCACGCCCGAGATCCGGCAGGAGGCGCGCCAGGTGGAACTCTTCCTGCGCGACTTCAGCGAGATGGTGAAGATCAACTACTTCCAGTTCCTCTCCACGTCCAAGCGCGTGCAGATCCTCGGCACCGGCGGGCAGATGCTGAACGAGTTCGACTTCGACCCCGACATGATGGTCCCGGCGCTCCTGCCCGGTCAGCCCGGCTACACCCCGGAGCTGGACGTCAACACCACCAGCCGCGACCAGCGTGCGCAGTACTTCCACAAGCAGTTCGTCTTCATCGTCGCGCCCAACAGCGTCCTGGCGATGGACGCGACCGAGCGCAAGATGATGCGGGTGCAGCTCGCCCGCATGGGCTACTACGACTTCTGGTCGCTGCACGAGACGCTGGAGACCCCCAACGTCGGCGCCCCGCCCGCGATCCCGCTGCCGGTGATCGAGAAGCCGCCCGACACGGTCCTGCCCGCGATGATGCAGCAGGCGATGCAAACGCTCTCGATGGGCCCGATGCTGGCCGCGGGCGGCGCCGCGCCGCCGCAGTACACCGACCCGCAGACCGGCCGCACGTTCCTGCTGGACATCATGTCGGGGCAGCTGCTGGAGCTGCGCGTCCCGGTGACGGTGACCGAGCGGCTGCAGGCGCAGGCGATGCTCGGGATCGGGCAGACGGTCAGTCCCGCGGGGCGGAAGGCGAGCGGCGGGGCGCCGCCGAAGCAGGAGACGAAGAACGACGAGCCGGGCGGGCGGGAGACGATCACGGAGAGCGAGAAGTAAGATGCCGGGGCCACTTCTCAAGGATCCATATGCATCGTCGACTGTGCCGACGTGGGTGCGCGACCTGCGCGACTGGTCGGCGCAACCGCAGGCGCCCGACTTCTGGTCGACGAAGGTGGAGCAGCCGGGGAAGACACTGGCGACCGAGGCGATCCGGCAGCTGCTCGGATTCGGGATGGATCCGCGCAATCAGCTGAACATGCTGGCGACCACGAACGTCGGCAAGCCGCCCGCTCCGCCCGCCACCGGCATCCGCGCCTATCACGGCTCCCCGCACGACTTTGATCGCTTCGACCTCTCGAAGCTGGGTACGGGCGAAGGCGCGCAGAGCTACGGGCACGGTCTGTACTTCGCCGAGGCGGAGCCGGTCGCTCGCAGTTATGCCTTGTCGCAGACGCGCACGCTGGTCGGAGGGCGCTCGGCGATGGAGGTCGCCGACGAGCTACCCTCGTCGTCGATGGAGGCGGCTCGCCGCTGGGGAGTGACCGTCTCGGAGGCGGCGCGGCGCATGGACATTCCACGGATCAACGTGATCAACACGCTGGCGAGCTACGGGAAGAACGCCGAGACGATGTTGCTCAACAAGCCTCAGGAGCTGATGCTGCTTCGCCGGATGCTCAAGTCGGGGGAGGTACAGTTCCCAGAGGGGCATATGTATGAGGTCGATCTCCGTGTCGATCCCTCGCAGCTGCTCGACTACGACGTCCCGCTCGGCAGTCAATCGCCCGCCGTGCAGCAGGCGGTTCGGGACGTGATCGGGCGCCTGCCACCGGGATACCCCGGGCGGGACCTCTATGAGCGGGCGCAGGCGCAGTACGGGCGCGCGGCAGCGAGCGACGCGTTCCGCATCTCCGGCGTGCCTGGGCAGCGCTATCGCGATCAGGTCTCCCGCGCGCGTGTCGACCTGCAGCCGCCCACCTTCAACAACAGCGCGAAGCAGTGGGAGGTCCTGAACTTCAACGGGCAACTCATCGCGAAGGAGGCCACGCCGGGGCTGGCGTGGCAGCGAGCACAGGAAGCCGCCCGCACCCTCGGCACGCGCAACTACGTGATCTGGGACGACTCGCTCATCGACATCCTCCGCAAGTACGGCCTCCCCGCCCTGATCACCGGCGCCGCCTACGGCGCGCAGCAGCAGGGCGCCACCCCGCCGCCCGTCCGCCCGGTCGCCTCCCACACCCGCGGGCCGTCCTGAGGGGGGATCTAGACAAGCCTGATTTTTCCCCTGACGCTACCAGGCGTGCCGCTCACGCCCTCCGGCTCCAAGGTCCTCTCCTCCATGAAGGACTCGTACGGTTCCGAAAAGGGCGAGCGGGTGTTCTACGCCTCCATCAACAAAGGCAAGCCGGGCTCGTCGAAGTGGCACGGCAAGCGCACCAGTCCCAGCCGGTCGCTGAGCAAGAGGTAGCGATGGCGTTTCCCCCGCCCAAGGACAAGTCTGGCGCCCCGCCCGCCTTCAGCAAACAGAAAGGCAAGGGCAAGCGGCCCTTCGGCAAGGGCAAGCAGACCCCCGCCACCAAGTCGCTCCGGCAGGGCCGCAGCTTCGGAGGGTCGCGCTGATGGCGACGCCGCCGCTCTTCCCCGGCACCGGCCCGACCCCCGGCAGTACCGCGCTCGACATGCCGCCGCCCTCGCCCACCGTGATGGGCGGCGCTGACCCCTCGCAGCCGTTCTCGATGCGCGGGATCGCCGGACCAGGCTCGATCCCCGGCGCACAAATGCCGCCTGAGGTCCTCACGGGGATCACGCAGTCGGCAGGCTCGATGGCCGACCTCCTCGACGCGTGGGCCCAAGTCACGCCCAACCGCGCCGCGCAGCTCGCGCTCATCAAGGACATGCTCCAGCAGTACCTCGCCGACGTCATGTCGGATGGCGCTGGACCGACCTCTCCGACCGCCACGGGTCCGGCGTTCCCGGGCGGCGGCATCGATCGCGGACTAGCGGGAGCCGGATCGATCTAAGCGGAACGCCGCTCGCCGACGACGACGACAGCCACGACAGGCAGAGGAGTTCCAGAGCGGTCTTGCCCGCGCCCGCGGAGGCCCGCCTCGGCTCTTGCCTGGCCTGCGTGAAGGAGACAGACCGATGGGTGCATTTGAGAGTGGACAGGCCTTCATGGCTGGCGTGCTCGCCAAGCTCCCCCCGGAGCAGCGCGCACAGGCCGAGGCCATCTTCAATGCGGCAGAAGCGAAGGAGGCCGTCACGCTCCTCGGAGATGGCGCGCTGGCCCGGAGCGACTACAGCCGCTCGATGGATACCTTGCGAGAAAAGGAAGGCGAGTTGACGGCGTACTACGAGCGTCTGAACGGCTGGTTCGCCGACAACAAGAGTGCGCTCGATCGCGCACGCGAGCTGGAGGCCAACGGCGGACGGAACGGCAACGGCAACCCCAATCCCAATCCCAACCCGAACCCGAACCCGAATCCGACCCCACCGCTGCAGACGCCCGCGCAGCTCACCGCCGAGGAGATCGCGCGCATCGCCGATGCGCGCATCAACGAAGCGGGGCGCGACTACATCGCCGTCAGTGCCTTCCTCGCCACGCAGGGTGCCCGGCACATGCACCTGTTTCAGGAACCGCTCGACATGACCGAGCTGATCGCCAACCCGAAGCTGGGGAAGCCGGTGATGGGTCAGCCCGGTCGTGTCTTCTCGCTCCAAGACGCCTACACCGAACGGTATGGCGAGCGGATCCAGGCCAAGGCGAAGGAAGCCGAGGACAAGCGGATCAACGACCTCGTGGAACAGCGGCTCGGCGAGCGCCTCAAGGCGAACAGCTCGCATCCGTTCCCGCTGCGCCAGGAGTCGTCCCCGCTCGATGTCCTCTCGACCAAAGAGGGGTCGCAGGCGCACACGCTGGATACCGCCGTCGCCGAGTACGAGCGGCTGCAGCAAGCCCGCGGCATGTGATCACTGCTCCCGCCTCACTCTAGGAGGCTGCTGTGCCCATTCAGCTCGACGACGTCAATACGACTGTCACCAAGGAAATCGAACCGGGTGTGGTCGACGGCTACTTCAAGGCCGGTCCCTTCATCGCGATGGCGAAATCGCGCTTCAACCGGAAGTGGATCGGTCCGCAGATACAAGAGAACTTCATGTACAAGCCGATGAAGGGCGGCGCGTACAAGAAGGGCGCCAGCTTCGACATCCTCAAGCGGCAGACCCGCACGGGCCTGCTGTTCGGGCCGCGCTACTACCAGGTCGGCGTGACCGAGTTCCTCGAAGATCTCGAAGTCGAAATGGCCGGACCGCGGGCGGCGTTCAGCGTCATCCGCACCGACATGGCGCAGGCCTCGCTCACCATGTCCGCCATCCTCGAAATCGCCGCGTTCCACCACGGGCAACCGATCGTGGGCGACGATCGCTCCGCCGAGATCAACGGCCTGGAAGAGGCCTTCGGCTCCGCCGCCACCGCCTCGTGGACGGGCACGCTCTTCCCGAGCTACGGCGGGCAGACACGCGTCGACGTCACGCCTGCGCTCGATGCGCCCACCGGGCTCATCCCGGCGAACCTGAACGGCCAGCCGATCTCCTACCGCGTGCTGCGTCACAGCTACTTCAGCTGCATCATCGGCAACGAAGCGCCCACCATCGGCATCACGACCAACCGCTGCATGGGCTTCATCGCCGAGAACTTCCTCCCGCACCAGATCATCGACACGACCCAACCGGAGATCAACTGGCCGGGCATGAAGTTCGACAAGGCGACGATCACGATGTCGCAGTACTGCCCGGGCGCCGACGGCGTGAACGACGAGGATCTGGGCAACTACTACGCCCCGAACGAGACGTTCTGGTGGCTCAACTTCGGGCCGCAGGGCGACGACGCCTACATCCGCCTCTACATCGCGCAGTCGCGCAAGTTCGCGTTCGGGTTCACCGGCTTCAAGGGCGCGCGGCAGGACAACCAGGTCGCGGGCCAGATTCTCTTCGGCGGCAACCTCACCGTGAAGGCCCTGCGGCTGTCGCGGGTCATCTACGGGATCGGCAGCTAGCCCTGGGCTAGATGCATATGCATCAGAAAGGAGTGCGTCATGCCCAGCGTCTATGAACAGAATGCCGTCTACCTCGCCTCGGGGAACCCGCTCGCGGAGGACTCGCCGACCCTGCACGCCCCGGGGCTGCTCGGGGCGCGTTTCTCGGTGCAGCATCCGGTCAGCCGCGGCACACCCGCGACCGCGCCCCGCACGAAGCGCTTTCAGCTCGTGCGCGTGGACCCCGCCGCCGCCGCGGCGCCCAAGGTCGGGCAACCGGTCTACTGGTCCGATCGCGCCAACTACGTCGTCACCACCGCGGGCGGCACCACGCTCAACCAGCTGGCGGGCATCGTCAACAACGCGCCGACCCGCGGCAACTACACCTGCATCCAGGTGGGGGGCCCGGGGCTGGTGCGCGCCAGTGACGCCAACGTCGCCGCGGCGGTCGCCGGAGCGGACATGCTCGTCGGTGGTGCCGCCGATCTCGCCGTGCTGGTCGCCGCGGGCACCGCGCCTGCGACGGTGCCGCTCGGCACGATCGCCGCACCGAAGGTGACCGACACGACCGGCGGCACCGGCAACCACCGGATCCTCTGCGACATCGACGTGCCTGCGGAGAACTTCTAGGAGGCGCCATGCCGACGATCGACAAAACCATCGGCGCCTTCCACGACAGCTCGGCCGCGCGCATCCGCAAGATCGGGGGCTACACCGGTCCCGCCGTCTACAACACCGGCGGCGATCCGATCACGCCCGGCGACCTCGGGATGTCGCGCATCGAGCTGGTCCTGTTCAGCAACGCGCTCAGCGGGACCACGCCGCTCTACCCGGCGTGGAACCCGGACCCGGCGACCGCCGGAGGCAAGGTCAAGTGGATCGTCGCCTCCACGGGCGTCGAGGTCGCGCAGGGCGTGAACCTCTCGACCTACTACTGTCGCTTCGAGGCGATCGGGAAGTAGGCCGTGGCCGAAGACTTCGGGTACTGCTGGCGGACGGTCAGGCTCTACTGCCCGTCCGCCCCGACGTTCCTCGCGCGTGAGTGGGTGCAGGCGGCGTGGAAGCAGCTCCTCGCGGCGCGGCGCTGGGGCTTCATGCGCGGGGACCTCACCGTCCCCGTCCCCGCCAGCGGCCTCGTGGTCATGCCCGCCGACTTCGCCAGCTTCAAGGTGGTCGTCGACGAGTCGCGGCAGGTGCGGATCTGCACCTGGCACTCGCTCGACGAACTCGCCACGCTCGACCCGGGCCTCACCGCCACCGGCCCCCCGGGCGCGCTCATCGCCACCACGCCCTCGACCGACCCGGCGACCCTCGGGCAGGCGCGCTATGTCGCCTATCCGAAAGGCGTGGCGACCCTGCGCGCGATCTATCACAAGCAGGGGCCGCGCCTCCTCGACGGCCAGGTCTTCACCGGCGTACTCGCCGACGGGGCCGAAGTCCTCGTCGCCGGTGCGCTCGCGCAAGCCGCCATGTGGCCGGGCACCCCCGACAAGCCGAACCTGTACTTCAACGCCACGCTCGCCGCGAGCAAAACGAAAGAGTTCGGCTACGGCGTGCAGATGCTCTCGCTGCGCGATGACGAGCAATACCCCGACGACCTCTGGGACAGCTGGCCGGAGGCCGACTGCGGCTGTCTCGGCGGCGGCGACCCTCGCGCCACCGACGCCTCCGCCTACACCTACTGAAGGAGACCCCTCATGTCTGATCTCAAGACCTTCTGGCCCAACCCGGGTGGCCCGCCTGACGATCCCGGCCTCGCGGGCAGTAGCGTCGTGTCGAGCGGCAGCGACCCGTCGATCACCGTCGACAGTCCGAACGGCCTGGCGGGGCAGGTGCTCTGGCCCAACCCCTCGGTGCCGGACCCCAGCGGCGCGGAGACGGAGAACTCGGTGAGCGGGTTGCCGTCGCTGCCGAACCGCTTCGAGCCGAGCGATCAACCGCCCGGTCCGCCCTCGCTGCAGGACCGCCGCCCGGGCACGATCGACGAGCGCTGAGGCCCGCCATGATCGTCACCTACACGCTCGCGCTCGCCGCCTCCGCCAAGCGGCTGAGTGATGTCTTCGGTGGTCCGGCCAACGCGGTCGACGAGTCGAAGAACATCCCGTTCCGCCAGCTCCTGCTCACCGCCACGGGCGCGGCGGCGACGATCGGCGGGCCGGGCGTCACCACGACCACGGGGGTGACCGTCGCCACTACCGCGCCGCTGCCGCTCTCGATTGGTCCCTTCACCACCGGCCCGGTGAAGCTCGCCGATCTCTACGCGGTCGGCGCGGGGTCGACGCTCACCGTGCTCGGGGTGCCGTACTAGGGGGCGGGCGGATCTGCCCCCGCGTGTGATCGGGCGATGGCGACCAAGCTCTATCACAACGACGACGAGAACGTCCAATGGCTCTTCGAGGATGTCGTCGTCCCGCTGCGTGGCGCGTGGGGGCACACCGCGTTTGCCGAGCAGCAGTGGCTGGCGCCCGTCAAGGTCTCCTCCTCAATCGGGCTCAATAATCACTCGCAGGCGGTCTCGGCCGGGACCGCGGTCTGCCACGCACAGGGGATCTCGCAAGCCCTCGACGGGGCGCAGACGATCGCGGGCACCCTGAACCCGCTGTTGCTGGCGTGGGAGGCCAACGCCGCGTTCAACTGCGTGTTGCGCGTCTATGCCTACGTGCTGGTGGGCGACACCAGTGCCGTGCGCGGCGTGCTGCTCGACACCTATGTCGACACCACCGAGTTTCCGACGGCGGGGACCTTTGGTGCGGCCATCCGGTTTGCCAGTCCCCAGACCCTGACGCCCGTTGCTGCACAGGAGGGTGACCGCCTCTGCATCGAGTGGGGGTTCGTCTACGGCACGGCTGTCCCCGGCGGCAGCACGCAGGCGCGCCTGTGGTACCGGGCGGACTTCGACACCGGCGATCTGACCGCCGGGTCGACGGATCAAACACTCAACGGGTTCTTCGAGTTCAGCCAGACCCTCGCGTTCAAGGCGCCGCCCGCCAACGATCAGTGCGCGGGCGCGACCGTCGTCAGCAGCTACCCGCACACCGAGGTGGCCGACACGCGCGCGGCGACGATGGAGTACCCGAGCAACATGTGGGCGGGCTGCTCCCCGTGGCAGGACGACACCTTCGGGGTGTGGTGGAAGCTCACCAACCACGCCGGGGAGATCCTCAGCGTTCACACCGGCGGCGCGCCCTACAGCAATGTGGTCTCGTTGTGGACCGGCAGCTGCCCGCGGCCCGCGACACAGGTGGCGTGCAAGGTCAACCCCACGGCGGCCGACCCCCTCACCTACACGCCCGTCGCGGGCACCGACTACTACCTGTTGGTGCAGCGGGACGCCAGCATGGGCTACGGCCCCGGCGGGCTGCTGCCGGTGTCGATCAGCGCCGGGGCCGCACCGCCACACGGCTGTACGACGGCGATCCCAATCTCCTCCCTGCCGTTCACCGTCTCCGGACTCGACACCACCGCGCTGCCCAATGACGAGACGCCCGTCATCCCGTGCATGGGCGGGACCCTGCCGAAGCACACGCAGTGGTTCACCTACACGCCCAGCGTCAGTCACCGGCTCTATCTCGACACCAACGGCACGACCTACGCGAACACGATCGGGGTGTTCACCGGCAGCTGCCCGAGCGGCCCGTGGACCTCCGTCAAGTGCTCGCCGACGGGTCCCGGCTACTCGCGCCTGAGCATGTACGTCGCGGCCGGGACGACCTACTGGATCGTGGTCGCGGCGCAAGACAATCCCGGCGGGCTGCTCACCCTGCACGCGGGGGACACCGCTGCGCTGGGGTTCATCAAGCCCGGGATGAAGGGCGCTGCAGGCCTCTCGGTGCATCAGTGGAACTACGCCGCCAACGGGATAGACGCGGCGGGCTTCCTGACGTTCCTCCATCCCTCTGGGGGGCACGTCCTGCGGATCGGCATGGAGGCGCGGGGGTCGTGCGCGGTCGGCTACGACTGGATCACCTACCTCCAAGGTCTGCTGGTCACCGGCGCGTTCCAGCCCTACCCCGGGATCGTCTACCCGCCTGAGCACTTCGTCGGCTACGGCCCCGCGTTCATCCCGCCCTATCACACCTCCGGCGACTGCGGGGTCGGCGGGACCTTTCACGGCAACATCGAGCGGTCCACCGGTGCCACCAGTGGGGTGGTGTCGGAGGAGCTGTACTTCTACGGCCAGATCCACGTCCGCTTCCGCTGTGGGGACTGGGACGAGATCAGCCACGACATCCTGCCGACCGGCTACGTCGAGGTGAAGTGGGAGAACTCCGACATCGGGTTCGAGCAGGGGACCGGCGACGTCTTCCGGTTCGAGAACGTGGCGCTGGGCGGGCCGAGCTACACGCGCCCGCCGTTCGGCCCGTCCTATCCGCCCTCGTCGTGGGAGGGCGTCATGTGGCACCCGAGCCAGTACACCGATCGCTTCTACGTGCGGGACATCGACGAGTTCAACCTGACGTGGGACCCGAGCGCCGCGGGCTTGCTCTACTTCAAGGACTGGACGGCCACCCCGGCGACGCCCGCCGACATGTACGTCGAGGACGGCGGGGTCTGGGAGCGCTGGTACCACAGCTCCGTTGACGAGGACGAGCAGGCGCCCAGCCAGAAGGCGATTCCGATGATCGATCCGCAGGGGCGGCCTGCGAACGTCGACAACACCACCAACATCAGCTACGCCTTCTTCGCCTTCCGCACGCCGGTCGAGGGCCTGCCACCCTACATCCCACCCAGCTCGAACAGCTGCCCCGTCGACTTCCCGATCGAGGCGGAGCCCGCCGGAGGATCCTGTGCGCCGCCGTTCTTCGACCCCGACACCGAGGAGAACTGGCCGTAATGCCGACCACCGCCTACGGCACCTGGTTCATCAACCAGTACGACGACTCGACCTCGCCCAACGCGGCGAAGTTTCCCCTCAAGGGGGCGTGGCAGCGGTCCTCGGGGATCCGCCGGGCGCTCCAACCGTTCAAGAACCAGACGCAGACGCAACTCACCAATCAGGCAGGGGCGAGCAGTGCTCCGTATCGCGTCTGCGTCGACTTCGCGGTCTCTCCGCCGCTCGATGCACAGACGATCAGCGGCACCGTCCTCGCCACCTTCGCCGTCTCGGAGAACAACGCCGCCTCCGATGCCGTCTTCTGCCTGCACCTCTGGGTCGCCAAAGGCGTGCACGAAACCGACGCCGACTACGGCACCCTCCGCGGCACGCTCCTCAACACCTTCGAGGACACGGCCGAATGGCCGACCACCAAAGCGGGCGTGACCTTCGGCCTCGGCCCGCAGACGCTCACGCCCGTCACCATCGAGCGCGGAGACCTCCTCGTCGTCGAGATCGGCTACAAGGGCTCCTCCAGCGCGGTCTCGTTCACGCAGTCGCTGCAGCACGGCTCGAACATCAACAAGGGCTTGATGACGGCGGGGGCGACCGACATTCAGCTGAACGGCCACCTCCTCTTCAGCAGCCCGATCGCCCTCACCACCCCAGCCCACGACGCGATCGACACGCCGACGGTGATCACCACGCTGCCCTACACCGACACCGTGGACACGCTGCAGGCGCAGGGCTGCTCGGGGCAGATCCGCGACCTCGTCGTCAACGATCCCTACACGGCCTTCAGCAACATCGTCACCCACTCGGTCTGGTACCGGTGGACCTGCCCCGGCGATGGCGCCTACCGGATCTCGGTCGAGGGCTCCGACTACGGCGTGGGCGCGATCATCGCCGTCAACGTCTTCAACGATGTCGCGGCGCTCCTCGCCGGGACGGCCAGCTTCACCGGCGTCGAGCACAAGGAGGGCGAGTTCAGCCCCAGCGACGCCGACCCGCTGGTCTTCCCGGCGGTCGCGGGCACGACCTACCAGATCATCGTCGGGCGCAGTGCGTCGTGGAGCGACGACACCTACCCGCACGGCGGCACGCTTGTGTTCAAGATGACCGCGGCGGTGATCCCGGCTCCGGTCAACGACGCCTGCGCTGACGCCCTGAGCGTCGGTGCGCTCCCGTACTCCTCGCCGGAGATCGACACGCGCAGCGCGACGACGATCGGTGAGCCCGCCTCGTCCCTCGTGACGGATCGCCGCACGGTCTGGTGGACCTACACCGCGCTCGTCGATGACCTGATCGTGGTCGCGGCCCACGGCTACGGCTCCAACAACACCTACGCCCCCGTCACGATCTACACCGGCAGCTGCGGCGCACTCTCCGAGATTCGCTGCTATCCACAAGGGCGGGGCGGGTTCTGGGCGACGGCTGGGACGATCTATTTCTTCAAGGTCGGCTGCGAGAGTGTGGACGGCTTCGATCGCCTGCATCTCGGCGTGCAGGGGAGCATCAGCGCGTGGGCGGACGACTTCGAGTCGTGGGAGTCGGAGGCGATGTTCGGCGGCGACTGGTGGCAGCGCTACGTCGGCGTCTTCTCCCACGTCGCGCCGGGCTGGGGCCTCAGCTCCAGCAAAGGCACCACCGGCGTCGGCCCGACGGTCGAGCCGTTCACCGAGGTCGCACAGTGCGGGTTCGACTTGGCCGACCTGACCTTCAAGACGGGCTACGGCGTGGCGGCGCTCGACTGCTACGTCGATGACTGGGCGGAGAACGGCTGGAAATGGGGCATGGGCATCTACGGGTCGTGGGAATGGGCGCGGGTGCCCAACACCGTCGATCTCTCCGAGTGCGGCGATGGGGGGAGTTATCTCGACTGCGCGTACCACCTCATGGACTACGGCTACGGGTGGGACTTCTGGGCCGCGCACGGCTCGGCGGCGAGCGGCGGCGGGGTCGAGACCAACGGGCTCATTCAGTTCCGCGTCTGGGGTTGGGATCACGAGGCGGGGCGAGCGGAGCTGCTCGAAATTGTCGAGACCGGGGTCGACTTCACCCCCTACAAGCTTGCCTACCACCGGTGGGAGATCCGCTGGCGCCACAGCACCTACCACGAAGCCACCCACAGCTACGACGACGATGGCTGCGTCGAGCTGTGGGTGGACGGGGTGCGGCTCTGGCAGCGGCGGCGGAACCTGCACACGGACCTGCCCTACGGGCTGTGGAACCGCTTTTATGTGAACCCGACGGGGGCGACCGACAACCTCTCGATCACGGCGGTGAATAGCACGTCCTGTCCCGGCCCGCCGGACCCGACACCGCCGCGTCGTGAGTCAGCGTGCCCCGTCGCCTTCCCACTCACCTGAGGGGGATCTGGACGAGCCGCCCGCCTCTGACGATCCTCTTCCGGGGTGCCCTACACCACCACGACCCTCGCCGACCTCCAGCTCCTGATGGCCCAGCGCTGGGACCAGGTGGTCTTCTGGACGCCGGAAGAAGCGCGCCTCGCGATTAACGAGTCCCTGCGCGACTGGAACCTCCTGACCGGCCGCTGGCGCACGCGCGTGCCGCTCACCGTCAACGCCGGTGACCCCGAGATTGCGCTCCCCGGCTCGATGACCTACGGCATGCGGCTCGCCACCGCCGCGGGTGCGCCGCTCATCCCGACGTCGCTCCTCGAACTCGATCTCGGCCACCCGCCGTGGCGCCGCCAGACCACCGCCAGCGGCGGCGACGCACCGCCGGTCCCGACGCTCTGGGCGCCGATCTCGCTCTCGCGCGTCGCCATCTGGCCGACCTACCCGACGCTCGTGTCGAACGCACTCGTGCTCGACGGCGTCCTCCGCACGCCCGTGCTCGTCAACCCGACCGACCTCGTCGATCTCGGCGAGGAGATTCTCGACGTCGTCGCCGATATGGCGCTGCACGTCGCCGCGTTCAAGGAAGCGGCCGAGCGCTGGCGCGCGACCCGCCCCTACTTCGAGGCCTTCCTCCAAGCTGCCGCCGACGAGAACGGGTTGCTCAAAGCCAACCAGGCGTATCGCCGCTGGGCCGGGCTCGATCGCCGCCGTGATATGCAGCCCACCCGGGACGCCAGCAACCAGATGCAGGGTGTGGCGACGCAGTTCGCGCGCCACGATCAAGCGGAGCAGGAGTGATGCTCGATCGTGATCTCCTCACCGAGCTGCAGTTCGCGCTTATCGAACCGCCCGATGGCGGGGACAGCTGGCCGTCTCTCATCTGGACACGCCCCGAGGTGCTCGATGCGGTGAACTCCAGCATCCGCGCGCTCTGTCGCGGCGTGCACCTCGATGTCGCACGCGTCGAGCTGCCGATGACGGCGGGCCAGCCACAGCTCGCCCTCCCCGCCGACTGGCTCGCCACCGCGTACCTCGTCTGGGCCGACGCGCGCGGACGCACGCCGCTCGGCCCGGCCGACAGCTTCGAGAGTGACCTCGCCCTCCCCGGCTGGGAGACGACACCCGGTCTGCCGCTCGCCTACGCCGATCTCGATCAATCCACGCTCACGCTCCGCCTGGTCCCGACGCCCGACGTCGATGGCGTCGTCGAGCTGCTCTACATCCGCCTGCCGCCCTCGGTCACCGGTGCTCTCCCCGGCACCGCACTCCCGCTGGCGGAGGAGTTCACCTCCGGCGTGAAGTACGCCGCGCTCGGGTGGCTGCTCCGCAAAGTGGGACGGCTGCTCGACGACGAACGGGCGCGCTACTGTGAGCGCCGCTACGAACTGACCCAGACCGCCGCCGCGATCATCCTCGGAGGGTGGGCCTGATGGCGGAGCAGATCTCGCGCCGCTCGAACAACGTCACCAGCGCCAACTTCGAGGCGCCCTTCGAGACGCAGATCGTCCGCTACGGCATCCGCGGGCTGAATCTCAAGGACTCGCTCGATGCGATGGAGGGGTGGTCGCGCCTCACCAACCTCTGGCACCAGCACGAGGGCGAAGCCACCGCGCGCCCGGGCGAAACCGTCCTCGTCACGCACGAGGACGGCGGCACCGCGCACGCCGTGCGCAAGCTGCGCGACCCGCAGGCCGGGACCGAGACGCGCGTCTGGGGCGTCGACCAGACCATCCAGACCGATGCCACCGGCGCGACCGACATCGTCGCCAGTGGCTTCAGCGGCGATCCGGTCACGCTCCTCCCCCACCGCCCCACCCTCAGTGGCGATCCGTGGATGTGGGTCGGTGATCGCAGCAAGATGGTGAAGATCTCCAGTGGCGGGATCGTCGCGCCGATCGGCCTGCCTGCGCCGGTGAATCCGCCGAGCGCCGTGCTCGGCCCGCACCAGAAAACAGGCCTCGCCGCGTGTGACGCCGCCGACGGGAGCCACGCCGAAGGGTGGGTGGGCAACAAGGGCACCGACGACGTGGGCCAGTTCACCGACGTCCCGTTCACCACCGACAACGAGGCCGTGCCGCCCGCGATCGGGCCCGGCAGCTGCGTCATCTTCCACACCGCGGTCGACCCCGCGGTGGAAGACGGGGACGGCTACAACGGCGGCTACGACAGCTTCTGGGCGATCGCGCGCGACGTCAACCTCTCCACCGTCGGGAGCACGCCTGCCGTCGCCGATGATCTCTTTCACTTCTGGCTGACGCTCTCGCACCCCTACCTGCTCAAGGAGCTACGTCTCTACGTCGTCGTCAGCGCCGACTTCGACGCCACCGTCCTCCCCGGCACCCAGCCGGATCCGGCGGAGGTCGTCAACTCGGACGCCTACGTCCTCACGCTCACGCAGCAGGACATTGCGCAGGCGATCGGCATCGCGTCGACCACCCTCATCGGACGGACCGAGGGCATCTATCAGTGGATCGAGTTCGGCGCGGTCGGCACGCCCATTCGCCGCAGCGACTTCGTCCGCATGGGGTCCACGCCCGGGCGCGACTGGGCGACCGTCACCGGCTTCGTGCTCTACATCCGCACCGCCATCGACGCGCTCAATCACATCGTCGCGCTCGGCCTCGACGACATTTACCTGCACGGCGGCAGCGACCCCGATACGACCGAGCCTGGCGCGCAGAAGTACGACTATCGGTACACGCACTACGACCCGCGCACCGGCGCCGAGAGCAACGGCTCGCCGGAGATGGCGACCGCCGCGTACATCGACAGCGCGCGGCGCGCGATTATCGTGACGCCGCCCGCCTACGGTGACGCCGCCATCCGCCAGCGCATCTATCGCCGTGGCGGCTCGCTCATCGACGACTGGTACTACGTCGGCACCAACACCGCCGACGGGGCGCCGTTCACCGACACCGAGAGCGACGTCGCGATCGTGGGCGCCGGGACGCTGCCGATCGATCACTACCAGCCCGTGCCCACGATCGACGACACCGGCAACACGGTGCTTGCGCAGCCGCTGCCCGCGCTCTGGGGCCCGATCGAGGGGATGCTCTTCGGCTGCGGCGATCCCTACCGCCCCGGCTACGTCTACTTCTCCCTCCCCGGCGAGCCCGATCACTGGCCGAGCGACGGCAACACCGAGGTGTGCGCGCCGAGCGAAGAGCTGATGAACGGCGGCATCGCCGGACATCAAGGCTTCGTCTTCTCGCGCCTGCGCATGTATCTGCTCTACCCGAATCTCTCGGGGGCGTTCGGCGTCACGGCGACGCCCTCGCTCTGCACGCGCGGGCTGCTCGGGCGCTGGAGCTTCTGCATGGGGCCGGGCGGGGTGATCTACTTCGTCGCCGAGGATGGCGTGTTCGCGACCACCGGCGGGCCCGAGGAGTGGATCTCCGAACAGATCAACCCGCTCTTCTACGGCACCGCCGTCAACGGCTACGAGCCGATCAACAAGTCGGTGGTCACCGCGCTGCGCTGCACCGTGTGGGAGAACGATCTCTACGTCCTCTACGAGGATCAGTCCGGCGCCCGCCAGGTGCTGGTCTACTCGATCCTGCAGAAGTTCTGGCGGCATTATCACTTTCACAAACCCGCCGCCGTGCTGCAGGGTGAGGACGAAGACATCCTCGTGATCGGCGGCGCAGGCACCGGCAAGAGCTACCTGCACGAAGGCACGAGCGACGACGACGAGCCGATCGCCTGTGTCGTGCGCACCGGCTCGGCCAGCGGCGGGCGGCGCGAGGAAAAGCTCTTCGGCGATCTCTTCCTCGACATCGACACCGACCTGGTCGACGTCACGCTGCAGGTCTTCCTCAACGAGGAGAAACACGCCAACGTCGCCGAAGCGGTCCCGCCCCTCTCCACCGGGCGCGAGCGCTTCCTGATCCACGCCTTCGGGCGCAACCCGCAGAAGGCGCACTCGATCGCCTGCGAGCTGCGCTGGACCTCCGACAGCGGCGCGCCCACGCTCTATCAGCTCGGCTACGCGGTGACGCTGCAGCCCGATCTCACCAACACGCGCGTCACCAACTGGGACGACCTCAACTCGCCCGACGAGGTCTGGCTCAGTGGCGTCACACTCGATGTCGACACGGGCAACAACCCGAAGACGTTTCACGTCGAGCGCGACTTCCTCGGCACGCGCGCGATCGTCGCGACCTTCACGGTCACCAGCGACAACCGGCACAAGTTCAAGTTCTCGTGGCCTGCCGTCCCGGCGAACCAGGTGCGCCTCCGTCCCGAGCCCGACACCTGCACGCCGTGGCTGCTCTATCGCGCCGACTGGATCTACGTGCAGGAGCCGCCGCGCATCGCGAAGTGGGACGTGCACTTCGAGAACCAGTGGGACCAGTACTACACGGGGCTCGATCTCTACTGCGACACCAATGGGCAGGAGAAGCGCATCGAGGTCTACGTCGACGGGGTGCGGCTCGATAACACGCTCGCCTCGCTCCCCTACTGGCCGGTGGTCGCCAGCGGGCGCCAGGTCGTGCACCTCACACTGCCGTGGGGCCGCGGGCACGTCTTCCGCTTCGTCGCCATCGACGATGCCCCGGGGCTGCTCTACACGCACCGGTGGCACCTCCAAGAGGAGCCCAGCGAGCAGGCGAACTGGAACCAGAACTTCTCGATCCTCGGCACGCACGCCGACAAGTGGCTGAAGGCGATCATCTTCGAGTGTGACACCTACGGCGCCGACAAGTCCGTCAATGTGGAAGTCGACGGCGCCGTCGTCGAGGTGCTCACCGTCAACACCACCGGGCGCCGGGTCGTGCAGCTCGCGCTCAGCGAGCAGCGCCTCGGGCGCGTGTGGCGGATGTTCCCGATCGACGCCCACCCGGGGCGCCTCTACACCGCCGAGCCGATCTTCGACGAGGAGCCGTTCCAGCTGGCGCGCTGGGAGACGCAGGAGACCAACCACGGGTTGCCCGGCTGGTTCTATCCGCTCTACGCGCACATCACGCTGAAGTCGACCGCCGACGTGACCCTCACCACCGTCGTGCAGCACAACCAGGTCGGCGGGACGACGACGCACACCTACACGATCCCGGCGACCGGCGGCGTGAAGCAGCGGCGCTTCCTGCACGGCTTCCACGCAGGCAAGGGCGTGCTGATCAAGTACGTGCTCACGAGCGCCGTGCCCTTCTGGCTGTACCGCGATGAGACGAGCGTCGTCATCCAGCCGTGGGGCGCCTTCAGCTCGATCGAGGTCAAGCCGTTCGGCAACGACGATCAGGATCCCTCGCGCCCGATGACGCACGCGATCCTCGCCGCGCAATCCGCCGGAGGCACGCTCACGCCGGGAGCGACCCCATGACACCGGTGAAGTCTGCGGAGCCGCCGGAGATCCGTCGCCAGTACCCGCACGTCGACGACATCACCGACTGGCGGGCGCAGCAGACCACCCGCCTCCTCTGGGATCGGGTCTTCGATCTCGAATCGCGGCTGCAGGGCGCCGAGACGACGCAGGGCGATCTCGTCACCGCGGTCAACGCCGCACCGGCGGGTGAGGCGAGCGAGGGCGCGGGTCCGCCCGGGGAGCCTGGCCCCGCGGGTCCTGCGGGTCCCGTCGGTCCCGCCGGTCCGGAAGGTCCCGAAGGCCCCGCAGGCAGCGGCGTCAGCGTCAAGGGCACCGTGCCCGCCTTCGCCGATCTCCCGTCCACCGGCAACGTCGACGGCGACGCGTGGATCACGGCCGACGACGGCCACCTCTGGGTGTGGGAGGCGACCGGCAGTCTCTGGATCGATGCCGGGCCGATCGTCGGTCCCCCCGGCGCGGACGGCGCGATCGGTCCCGCCGGTCCCGCCGGTCCGCAGGGCCCGCAGGGGGCGCAGGGGGTGCAGGGCATCCCCGGGCCCACGGGTCCGGCCGGTCTCACGGGGGCGACCGGGGCGCAGGGGCCTGCGGGCGCCACCGGGCCACAGGGTCCCGCCGGGCCGCAGGGCGTCAAAGGCGACACGGGAACGACCGGCGCCACCGGTCCACAAGGACCCACCGGCGCGACGGGCGCGACTGGTGCGGTCGGTCCCACCGGCCCGCAGGGCGCCATTGGTCCCGCCGGTCCGCAGGGAGAGCCTGGCCTGCAAGGGCCCCAAGGTGTGCAGGGCGTGGCAGGCGCGACGGGGGCGACTGGCCCGGCAGGACCGCCCGGCGCGGACGGCCCCGCGGGACCGACTGGCGCCACCGGTGCGACCGGACCGCAGGGGCTCGTCGGGCCTGAGGGTCCCCCCGGTCCAGCCGGTCTCACCGGCGCGACGGGGGCGCAAGGCGACCCGGGGCCCGCGGGCGCGCCCGGTGCCACGGGACCGCAGGGCGCGGTCGGCGCCACCGGTCCGCAAGGCGTGCAGGGCGCGCCGGGGCCGAGCGGGCCGCAGGGGCTCCCCGGCGCTGAGGGCCCGACGGGTCCGCAGGGGGCGACCGGTCCGGCAGGCGCCACCGGCGCCACCGGCTCGCAGGGCGACCCCGGTCCGATCGGTCCGGCGGGGGCGCAAGGCTTCACCGGCCCGCAAGGCCCGATCGGTCCTGAGGGCCCGCCCGGCCCGGGCATCACGGTCAAGGGGACGGTCGACACCGCGGGCGATCTCCCGCCCACCGGCAACACCGACGGAGACGCATGGATCGTCGCCGACACCGGCCATATGTGGGTGTGGGACGGCGACAGCTGGGTGGACGCGGGCGCGATCGTCGGCCCGCCCGGCCCGCCGGGCCCGCAGGGCGTCACCGGGCCGCAGGGCCTCACTGGCGCGCAAGGTCCCCCCGGACCGGCCGGGCCCATCGGCCCCACCGGCGAGGCCGGGCCACAGGGCATCCAGGGGGTGATCGGCCCCGAGGGGCCGCAGGGGTCGCCGGGGCCGCAGGGACCGATCGGGCCGGAAGGCGAGCGCGGGCCACAGGGCGTGCCGGGCGCCGCTGGGGCCACGGGTCCGGTAGGGCCCGCAGGCGCGACCGGACCGCAGGGATCCGCCGGGCCGCAAGGGCCGCAGGGCCCCGTCGGGACGCAGGGGCAAACCGGCCCGGAAGGGCCCGCAGGCCCCGCAGGCGCGGCAGGTGCCACGGGGGCGACGGGTGCACAGGGCCCCCCCGGCGCACAAGGTCCCGTTGGTCCGGCCGGAGCAGACGGGGCGCAGGGGCCCGCCGGAGCCACAGGGGCCACCGGTGCGACCGGACCGCAGGGCGCCAAGGGCGACGCGGGCGACACCGGCGCACAGGGCCCCGTGGGTCCGCAGGGCCCGATCGGAGTGACGGGGCCGGAAGGGCCGCAGGGCTCGCAGGGTGACCCCGGCCCGGCAGGCGCAGACGGGGCGGACGGGGCGCCGGGTCCGCCCGGGCTGACGTGGCGCGGCGCGTGGGACTCGGCGACCGCCTACGCCGTGGATGACGTCGTCCGCCGAGACGGGTCGAGCTTCGTCTGCGTCACCGCCAACACCGGCAATGACCCGGCGGCGGGGCCCCTGATCACCGTGGGGAGCGCCACCCCCGGCCCCTCCTCGGGGAGCTTCCTCGGGCTCACCGGCGTGCAGGTCGCGGTGACCCAGCCGGGCATCCTGCAGTCGGTCAGCGTCTACACCACCCAAGCGGGGGTCAACCTGCTGGTGGGCGTCTACGCCGACGCGAGCGGCGCGCCCAGCACCCTCCTCGCCCAGAGCCTGGTGACGCTCTCGGTCGTCGGGTGGAACACGCTCGCCATCCCCACCGGCCCGGCGCTGGGCGTGGGCACCTACTGGCTGGCGGTGCAGGGGGAGATCGCCTTCACCGGCTTCTGGACGGCCGGTGGGGCGGGCGCGTGGTTCAACGGGGCGCCCTGGACGGGCTCGCTGCCGAACCCGTTCAATCCGCAGGCGAGTGGCGCCTTCCAGTTCAGTCTCTACGCCACGCTGCTGGGCGCCTCCTCGTCGTGGGACGTGCTCGCCGTGCGAGGGGACCCCGGGCTCGCCGGGACGCCAGGCCCGCCCGGGCCCGCGCCTGCGGGAACTGGCTACGTCCACGTCACGGGTGGCGTGGTCGACGTCCCGAGTGACACCCTCCCGCTGGCCGCGCATCACACGACGCACGAGACCGGCGGCAGCGACGCGATCATCGCGCTGGCGGGGAGCGTGATCACGACCGGCACCGTCGCCGATGCGCGCCTCACGACCAACGTCCTGAAGTTCACCGGCGGCTTCCCCGGCGGCACGACGAACTTCCTCCGTGCGGACGGCACCTTCGCCGCGCCCCCGAGCGGCAGCGGGGCGTCGCTCCCCTTCACGGTCGATGTGCCGATCCAGAAGACGCGGCCCCGCCTCATCCTCGACCCGCAGGTGGCGGGGGGTGGCAAGGCGCGGGTGATGAGCCACGTCGGCGACCACCTCACGCTGACGTCGAATCTAGACTGGGATGGCGCGAGCTACGTGCGAGACGACGCCGCTCACGCGGGCCTGCTCCTCCAGCTCGCCCCGGCGGCGGGGCTGGAGTTCTACCGCAACGACGGCGCGATGACCAAAGTCTTCGGCGTGACCACGGGGGGTGACGCGACGGCGGCGGGGAACGTGACCGTGGTCGGCAATCGCCGCTACTACGTCGTGGACTACACCGGCAGCGACGTGCGGAAGGCCCGCTTCGGCTCGGTTGTGCCGGGCGGACGCTGCGAGCTGCTCTCGAATCTCTACTACGACGGGACGAACTGGCAGCGGGACGACCCGGCGAAACCGGGCGGGACGATCGTCGTCGATGGCGAGGGCGACTTCATGGTCCTGCAGTGGGACGGCACCCCCACCCCGGGGTGGAAGGACCGACTCCGCATCGGCATGACCACGGGCCTGATGACCCAGTACGCCAACGCCGACGGCAGTTGGGTCAGGTTCGTGCAAGCCATCCCCGGCCTGACCGTGAAGGCGCGCCTGCTGCTGGCCCCGGCGGGAGCCGCGACCTATCACAACGTCTGCACCAACGTGGACTACGTGGGCGGGACGTGGGTGAAGGACGACACGTCCATCGGCGCGGCGACGTTCCAGGTCAAACCCAGCCAGTTCGACTTCTATACGTGGAAGGCGGGCGGGGCCTGGTGGAACAACATCACCGTCGCGGAGACGGGCCGCACCACCTTCTGGTGTCCCACCGGGGGGACCTCGCTGATTGTGGAGGAGGCGGGCAACGTCAACCTCTCGGACTCGACCGCCTACACGCTACGCGGGGATTCTCTCCGGACCAAGAATCTCTATCCGCAGACGACTGACACCTACTACCTCGGGCATCCCACGCTGCGCTGGGCCTACGGCTACGTCCGCTACGGCTACTTCGAGAGTGTGGCGATCACCGGCCCGGCGTCGGTGGGGGGCCAACTTCAGACGGGCGGCTTCGTCTCGACCAGCTCCGAGAACTACCTGCACAGCACCAGCAACTTCGTGCGCCTGCACTTCCGTGAGATGAGCCAGCCTGCGGGGTCGCAGAACTGGTCGATCATGAACTACCAAGGGTATCTCCGCATCGGCCCCACGACCGACGATGCGGGGCTGCAGTGGACGGAACACATCCGGCTGGATCGGAACACCACCGTCTTTTTCCGCGGACCGTTCTATCCCGGCCGACTGGACGCGGGCTGGCAGATGCAGAGCGACTGGTACCTCGCGGGCCACGGCAGCTACGGCCTCTACACCAACACCGGGCTGATGGTCACTGGGAACATCTGGACCAACGCCAGCCTCTACACGGCGCAAGGCATCTTCCCGGGCCGCGCGGACGTCTACGGGTCGCAGCAGACCTGGTACCTCGCCAGCCATCCCAGCTACGGCCTGTGGTCGAACACGGGGCTCTACCTGACCGGGAATCTCTACGTGGCGGGCTACATCGACCACACCAACAAGGACCTCTACCGGCCGTATCTGCGGGGCTACGGCGAGCCGTACCAATACCAAGCCAACGCGGGTGTCTTCTATCTCGACTGCTCGAACTACACCTGTTTCATCCTCGACCTCAACCAAGCTGCCGGGATCGGGTTCAACAATCCGCGGCCCGGAGGCGTCCTGACCAGCATCACGGTGTTCGTGCGGCACAACGGCGGGCCGTTCGCGGTGAGCTGGCCTGCGGGCGTGCGCTGGGCGAACAGCAACGCCGGAGACAACCGCGGCGAGCCGGGCGGCTCGGGGGCGAGCCGCTTGGACATCTACACGTTCAGCACCTACGACGGCGGGGGCATCTGGTTCGCGTCCGTCATCAAGAACTTCGTCTGGTGGTAAATGCCGAGCAGCATCAAATGGCGGCAGACGAGTGGGGGCCTCAGCGTCCCGTCGGTCACCTACTCCGGCGCGATGAACGGCACGCACATCTTCACGCCCGGCGCCGTGGCGACCTTCAACGTCGCGGGCACCTACACCTTCGTCTTCAGCCGCCAGATGACCCTCGGCGGCTTGTTCATCGCGGGCGGGGGCGGCGCGGGGTCGGGGGTGTATTGGGCCGAGTACGACTCGCACCACAACGGAGGCGGTGGGGGCGCGGGTGGGTTCTGGGAGTCGTGGGGGCTGGTGGTGAGCGGCACCATCACGGTCTACGTCGGCGCCGGAGGCACGGGCGCGACGGCGCCGGGGGCCGGGAACGCGCAGCCCGGGGGCCTCACGCAGCTGGGACCGTGGACCGTCTACGGCGGCGGGCTCGGGGGCAGCGGCGCGATCGCCGCAGGACAGGACGGCGGGAATGGCGATAGTGGCGGCGGCGGTGGCGCCGGGGGCTATCAGCAAGGCGGGGCCGCAGGGGTCGGGCGTGCCGGGTTCGGCTACAACGGCTTCACGGGCCAGAACAACGTCGGCGGGTCGGCCGCGGGCGGGGGCGGCGGCGGCGCCGGGAACAGCGCCTACTCGCAGCAGCACGGTGGTCCCGGCCGCACCTCGACGATCTTCGGCGGCACCTACTGCGGCGGGGGCGCGGCGCTGGGCGGCACGCACGGCAACGCGGGCGGCGGGCATCACGGCGACGGTGGCAACGCGGGCTCGGATACCGGCGGGGCGGGCGTGCGCGGGCTGCTGCAACTAGTCCTGAACGAATAGCGAGGCACGTATGGCGATGTCGGAAAGCGCGATGCAGATGCAGCTGGCGAAGGACCAGTCCTTCCTCCAGCGCCTCCAGTACGTGATGGTGCAGCAGGCGCGCGTCGTGCGGGAGGAACCGCAGACCACGCCCTACCACCCGCAGCGCTCCGGCTATGCGGGGCAGGTGCTCGCCAATCCGAGCATGTCGTCGGCCGCGGCGGCGAGCACCATCGTCGGCGGGCCGAACCTGGTGGGCACGGTCGACATCACCGACGCCGGGATCGTGACGACCGTGACCGACGCGGCGCTGCTCTCGCAGGTCGCCACCTTCTGGAACGTGCTCGCGGGCGTGGACCTGGGCGCCGCGGCACCCCCGCCACTCTAAGGAGATCGTATGGACGGCATCGGCATGAACGGCAACGGCCAGCACAAACTCGACCCCGCCGACTACTGGCAGCTCCGCGCCTTCGACAGCGACCTGGCGATGGCGCAGCAGCAGGCGCAGTCGCTCTTCGAGCGCCGCCAGCAGTACTGGCGCACGCTCGCCGAGAAGTACAAGCTCGATGCGCAGGGCCGCTACCGCGCCAACGACGCCGAGACCAGCCTCGTCGGTGAAGGAGTCGTCGGCCCGTGACCCCGGTGCTCACCGAGTCGGTCACGCTGCGCCAGCTCCCGCCCGAGGAGTGGCCGCGGCTGCTCGCCTTCGAGCCGTTCACCTCCACGGGCCTGCCGAGCCCCGACCACTGGCGCGTGATCGTCGCTGAGCGCGCGGGCGTGATCGTCGCGTTCAACTGTCTGTTCGAGGCGATCCACATGGAGCCGCTCTGGGTGGCGCCGGAGTATCGCGGGCGCCCGCACGAGTTCTACGAGCTGCTCACGCGCCTGTGGGGCGCCACAAAAAGTGTGCTGCAGGACGCGCAGGTGCCGTACGTCTTCGCGTGCGTCAACGACGAGAGCCTGCCACGGGTGCACGACTTCGTGCGTCACCTCGGGTACATCCCGGCCGACGGGAAGTTGTACGTCGTCCCGATCGACGGCGTGCGTCTGGGAGGGTCGTAATGGGATTCCTGGCTCCGGCGATGCCGTGGATCATTCAGGGCGCCGGGATGCTCGGCGGCGCGCTGGCGGGCAAGAAGTCGCAGTCGAATGCGATGAAGCGCGGGCCTGAGGAGCAGTTCGGGCTCACCGGCCAGCAGAATCTGGCGACGCAGTCCGGACGCACCGCGGCCAACATGCTCGGGCAGGGGCAGGGGTATCAGACCCAGGCGGGCAACTACTACTCGACGCTCCTCCGCGGCAATCGTGCGGCGATGTCACAAGCCGTCGCCGCGCCCACCGCGCAGCTCACCGACCTCTATCGCGGCGCCGAGCGCGGCCTGGTCCGCAGTGGCGTGCGCGGCGCGGCGCGCGATACGGCGATGGGCGAACTCAATCGCCAGCGCGCCAGCCAGATCGGCTCGCTCATCACCGGCGTGCAGCCTGCCGCTGCAGGCGCGCTCGGCGACCTCGGGAGCGATCTGTCGCGCACCGGCACTCAGCTGACCGGCACCTCGGCGAACATCTACGGCAACCTGCTCAACTCGGGGTACCTGAACCGCGTCTACGCGCGTGGGGAAGGCGAGAAGACCGGCAAGGCGGTCGGCGGGCTGGCGGCGGAGATCGGGAAGTGGTCCGGCAACAAGCTCGGGAAGAACGCCAACAAGCTCCCGACCGACCCCGGCGGTGAGTGGACCGGCAACGAGACCGTGACGCAGGGCGGCAAGATCCTGCAGGGCGGTACGCCGTCGTCGGCGCCTGCTAGCGCGGCGCAAAAGCTCAGTAGTGTGGCCGCTCCTGCTGCCACGACCGCCGCGGGCGGGCTGCTCCCGGCCGCGACGATCCCCGGGATGCACGCGGCAGTCCCGGCGACGATCGCCTCGCAGGGCGCGAGCACCGGATTCGGGCTCGGCGCCGGAGGTGCAGCGGCGGGCGGCGGGGGCGCGAGTGCTGCGGGCGGCGGGGGCACGGCGGCAGGCACGGCCGGTGGCGTCGGGCTGGGCACGGCCGCGACCACCGCCGGACTGATGGCCGCGCCGGTCGTGGCGTGGGGCATCGCCGAGAAGGGCTGGCTGCGCGGCGGCGAGGAGGGCGTGAAGGTCAACCCCGCGCGCGACCGCTTCTTCAAGGGCTTCGCGCAGCGCTACGGCGGGTCCGGCGAAGAGGGGCTCTCGCGGGCGCTGGCGGAGAAGGGTGTCCCCGAGGGGCAGGCCCAGGCGCTCATTCAGCAGCTCCAGAGTGCCAAGACGATGGCGGAGTGGCGGCGGGCCTACGGGGCGGTGATCAACGCAGGCGTGACCGAGTTTGTGACGTCGGCTGCGGACAGCTACGCCAACCGGAACAACCCCTCGGCGACCTGGGCTGGCGAGGGATGGGGGTAGGTCATGGGCTGGATGGAAGGGCTCATCTCCGGCTACGCCGATCGGCATCGGGAGATCGTCGATACCGAAGCCCTGCTGGCGCGTGAGCAGCAGCAGCGCGAGAACGACGTGATGAAGCTGCTCCTGAACTCCGAGGACCCGAAGGTGCGCGCGATGGCAGGCACCGGGCTCCTCATGGGCACGCAGCCGCAGAAGCGACGCGGCGGCGTGCGCGGCTGGATGGGCGAGATGGAAGCCAACCCGCTCTACCACCAGCTGCTCACCTACTCGCAGACACCGCAGGAGATCGGACGCCGCCCGACCGGCCCGCCTGGCATTCCGAGTGCGCGTCCGGCGACCTCCACCGCGCTGCCGACGCCGCCGCAGCAGAACCCACCCGCGGCGCTCCCTGAGCAGTCGCCGACCGAGCCGGGTGCCTCGCCGCTGGCGCAGCCGCAGGCGTGGACGCCGCCCGCGAACAAGCCTGGGCCCTTCGCCACCTCCGCGCCCATGACCTCGGTGACGGGGGACCTGGTCCCGCCGCCGACGATGGACTTCGTGCAGGGCCCGGACGGCACGTACCGCCTCGCGTCGCAGCCGACGTTCAGTGCGAACCAAGTGCAGGACCTGCCGCAGGCCACGCCACCGCCCGTCCCGCCGCCGATGATCGCCGGGGGCGCCTACACCACGCCGCCCGCGCAGACCGAACCGATCATGGGTCTGCCGCAGATGTTCCCCAGCATCGAGGCCCTGCAGATCCAGACGCAGCGCGGGCAGGCGCTCGGCGACGTGCGCGGGAAGATCAAGTCGTACAAGGAGCTGGCGCAGCAGCTCGGGATCGTCGGCGACAAGGAGCAGAGCGAGTTCGCCGCGCGCCTCTACGCCTCACAGATCTCGCGCGTCGGTGGCTCGAACACGTACCAGGCCTACCCGATCCAGTACCCCGATGCCACCGGCCGCATGGTCACCGACTTCGCGCAGATGAACCGCGTGAACGGGACGTGGACGCTCGCCAACGGCCAGCCGCTCCCGCCCGGCACGCGTCCGCGCAGCCCGGCGATCAGCGCGGGGGGCAACCGGGAGGCGGCGGCGAGCTTCTACGGCTACGCCCGCTTCGCCGATGTCCCGACGTCGATGGTGCCCACCGTCATCGCCAAGGCGAACCAGATCGCGCAGGACACTGCCTACGCCACCGGCACCGGCGCGGGCGACGCCGCCTTCGATCGGCGGATCACGCCAGTGCAGTCGACCGTGACCGGCATCCCGATCGGCACGCGCGGCTCGGCGCTCCTCGACCAGGTCGCGCCGAACATGGCGCAGCTCGAACGGCGCCGCTCGATCCAGAACCTCTATCAGCAGCTGCTGCACATCGGCAACGATCTGCTCGGCGTGCTCCCGCGCGCCTCCGAACTCGGCGGCAAGGTCCCGGGCGCGACGATCGCCGCGCGCCGCGTCCTCCCCGGCTACCGCGAAGGCTTCGCCGCGCTCGATGCGGCGATCGACAACATCGTCAACGTGATGGCGCGCTCGGTCGGTGAGCAGAAGGGCGCGCAGACCGAACAGGACGCTGAGCGCGCCTACAACACCATCGCGCAGCTGCGCAGCAACATCTACAACCCGTTCGGGGGCGACACCTGGGAGAGTGCCGCGGCGCGCCTCAACGAGACCATCGGGCATCTGGAGAACGTCTACGCCGGGATGCCGGGCCCGGTCGTCCCCGGCTCGCCCGGCAACTGGCGCCCGGGCACGCCGCCACCCGCCCCGCCCACCGGCCTCGGTGCCCCCGGCACGACGCCGATCCAAGGGATGCCGCCGGAGTGGGAGTGGGGACCGAACGGGGAGATTCTGCACTTCGGGGAGCCACTCTGATGCCGCCGCAATCCCCCACCGCCGGTGGCGGACCGCCTCGCCCTGAAGACATCATCACCGCGCTGGCGACGAAGGAAGGCGTGCCGCCGCAGCTCGCGCTGACGATCGCCGAGATCGAGTCGAATCTGAACTTCAACGTGCCGGACTCGCCGAAGGGCGCGATCGGCATCATGCAGCTGATGCCGGAGACCGCGCGCCGTCACGGCGTCGACCCGCGCGACCAGTACGGCAACATCCTCGGCGGCATCCGCGAGCTGAAGGAGCTGCGCGACCAGTACGGCACCGACCTCACGCTCATCGCGCGCCGCTACAACGGCAGTCCGCAGGCGTCGCGCGCGGCGACCGATCCCTACGTCGCGAAGTTCCGCACGATCTTCAATCGCCGCATGGGCGTGCCCGAGACCGGATCGGGACGCGCCTCAGGTGCGGGTCCGGCCGCGACCGGCCAGCCGCGTGGCGGAGGCCCGGCGACGGGGCGTGCCAGCGGAGCAGGGCCGCTGGGCGGGCGCGTGCAGCCGCCGCCGCCGCCGCCCAGCCAGTCGCTCGGCGACATCGTGGTCGACTACGGCAAGGACCTCGTCTCCGCCTACGACCCGCGCGAGCGTGAAGGACGGCAGAACATCGCGGGCGCCGTCGGCGGCATCGGTGGCGGCTTGCTCGGCGGCGTGGCAGGCAGTGCCGGAGGCGCCGCGCTCTTCGGTGCGCTCGAACAGGGCCTCGAAGAGACCGGTATCTTCGGCGGTCCCCCACCACCACCCGACAGCACGATGGCGGGGCGGATCGCCACCGCAGGCGCGTGGCAGGGCGGCATGGACGTGATGGGCACCGGCATCGCGCGCGGCGTCACCGGCGCCTTCAAGCGCATCGTGACCCCCTCGGTCAGTCGCACCGCCACCGAGTACTTCGAGGACAAGAAGCGCGAGGTGCTCGACGCCATGCGCTGGACCGCGGACACCCTCCGGCTGGAGGAGATGTTCAAGAGCCTGGCGCGCACACGCGTCGAGCGCGAGCTGGGGGCCGAGACCCGTGGCGCCGTCCGCAAGGTCGCGAAGGAAGCCGGGGACGCCCGCCACGCCGCGCGCACCGCTGCACAGGGCGCCCGCACCGCTACCGCGCGCACCGCCGAGCAGGACGTCGCTGCGGCGCAGTCGGCCTCCGCGCTCTCGAAGGGCATGTACGAGTCGGCGGGTGAAGCGGCGCAGGGCGACCTCGATAAGCGCTTCGCCGCCCTCGCCAGCGACGCGCCCGCCGAGACCGCCGCGGGGCAGTCCGTCTCCGAGGTGTTCGAGACGCACGCGATGAAAGCCAAGCGTGCCTACGGCCAGGCGATCGACGACGCCGCAGACGCCGGACCCGACATCAACATCGCCAGCCTCAAGGCGGAGGCCGAGCGGCTGTTGCGCGAAGAAGTGCTGCCGCCCGAGCAGGCCTTCCCACGGCGCGTGCCGCCCACCGACATGAGCCCGCTCTCGACGCCGCCGCGGACGCCCGACGATCTGCCGGTCAATCCCTCCGAGGCGCTGCTGCGGCCTGGCGGCATCGAGCCCCCGAAGGCGGGGCGGATGACACCGCTCCCCGGTGAGCCCCCGCCACGTCTTTCCGACGCGCGCGACCAGCTGGCGCGGAGCCCGGTCGAGGGCGGTCCGCCGCGTCTCACCGAGGATCCGCTCGACCAGCTCACCCGCCGCGTCAGCGAAGCCGAAGCCGAGCGCATGGTGCAGCACCCGGCGCTCGCCATCCTCACGCGCATCCGCAACGCGCCTAACGTCGTGAAGTTCAAGGAAGCGCACCTGTGGAAGCAGCAGCTGCAGGAAGCGCTCCGCGGGACCTACGACGACGTCGTGCGCAACAAGGTCACCGGCATGACCGATCGGCTCGCGGGCGAGCTGCGCCGCCTGCTGGCGGTCGACCCGGCCTACAACGCCGCCACGGCGAACTACCAGCGCGTCGCGCCGATCTTCGAGGGGCCCGCCGCCGAGACCATCCGCCGCGTGGCGCGCGAGGAGCCCGCGAAGATCGTGCAGATGCTCAGCCCCAACGATCCGCAGCAGGCGCGCTTCCTCGTCGGCCTGATGACCGAGATGGCCGAGCAGGGCGGCGGCGAAGCCGGGAAGCGTGCAGGCGCCCAGGCCCTCGCCTCGGTGCAGCAGGAGTGGCTGCGGCGCAACGTCCTCAACAAAGGGCTCAAGGGGCTCGGCGAGCAGGTCGCCAAGCTGCGCGCGAACGGCGAGTTCATGGAGGCGCTCTTCCCCTCGCAGGAGATGAAGGACGTGATCGGCCACCTCGAACAGTTCGCCGCGCTGCAGGCACAAGCCTCCGAGGAGCTGGCTGAGACGCTCGCGCAGCAGCAGGCGCGCGGCGCCGCCACCGTCGCCGAGGCGCGCACCGCCGGGCGCGAGGCGAAGCGCACCACGCAGGCGCAGACGCGGCAGCAGACCCGCGCGGTGGACGAGGCGCAGAGCGCGCGTGTGCTCGCCGAGCGGGAAGCGGGAGAGGCGGCGCGGGAAGCCGCACGCCGGAAGACCGAGGACCAGGCGCAGGCGATGTCGGTCCGCCGCCTGGAGCAGCAACAAGAGATCACCCAGCGCCAGGCGGGCACCCCCGCGGAGCGGCAGTTCGAGCGCTCGACCCTCGCGCCCGGCAGACAGCGCAAGGCGGAGCAGGTCGGTGCCGATGCGCTCAACGCCATCCGGCAGGCGGGCACGCACTTCGGCAACGTCGGCATCGTGCGCCTGATGAAGGGCGCCAGCGACGAGGACATGCTGCTCTACGCCGCCTACTCGCCCGAGCTGATGCAGTCGCTGGTGCGGTGGTTCCTGTGGCGCGGCTGGGCGCCCACGGTCAGTAACCTCGGGGTGCGCCCCGCGCTCGGTGGTGCGCAGCCCCCGCCCGAGCCTCCGCCAAAGGTTGGCGGCAGCGGGCGCATTTCGATCGAACGGGTGCAGTAGGAGGACGCCATGCCGGTCCGAGCGACACCGCCACCCCCGCCGTGGGCCACGCCCAGCGTGGTGACCGGGCGCGCGGAGGAGAGTAAGTGGCTCCCGCCGGAGGTGTGGTCGGCGCTGCGGTGGGTCCGCGATCTGCTCGGGCCCGACGACCCGTTCAACATCGTCGGCGACCCGATGATGGCGACGCCCGCTGCCGCGATCGTCAAGGGGGTCGGCCGCGGGCTGGCGCCAGCGGCGCGGAAGGCGCGCTCGCTCATCACGGGCGAGGAGCTGCTCGACGAGTTACTCGCGCGGCCCCACGCCGCTGGCGGCGGCGACGCGTCGCTCCTGACGGATCTGCTCAATCGGCCCTACGTGCCGGGGGAGGCCTCGCCGCTGTCCGAGCTGCTCGCCCGCCCGGAGGCGCTGCCGGGTGTGCAGGGCTGGATGACGGGCAAGGGGCCTGCGGCCAAGGCCCGCATCGAGAGCGCCCGCGCGATCCTCGCAGGCGAGGACCTCTCCCCCGCCGACCTCAAGGCGCTGCTCGCCGAGTTCAATCCACGCGACGCGGCGAAGGCGGTCAAGGGGATGCCGGTCACGCCCCGCTCGGGGCCGCTCGGCCGCGGCGTCGTCAACACCGCTGACCCCGGCATCTACGCCGCGGCCGAGGACCTGGCGCGGCGCATCGAAGACTTCCACCGCATCGGTGTCTCGCTGCCGAAGCAGGTGACCTGGGGTCCGTCCACCCACCCCGAGCTGGTGCACGGCTTCGGTGGGGAGCGGGAGCTGGCCGATCTCTTCGGGCAGATCTTCGCGGCGACCTCCGCCAACACCAGCGTCGCGAAGAACACCGCGGAGGCGGTGAGCGTCCTGAACTACCTGTACGGCAATCCGCAGCACAGCGTCTTCACGCCGGAGATCCTGCAGAACCTCCCGTTCCAGAAAGTGACGCAGGCCCCGAGCAAGACGCCCAACGTCAACAAAGCGTTCTGGGGGATCGATCTCGGTGGGCCGAAGGTCGGGCCCTTCGGCGCGTTCATGTCCGGGGCCGGGCACGCCGCCCCCGACGTGCACGCGCTCTACGGGTGGGGCACCAAGTCGAAGGCGATCACCGAGGAGCTGCCGAACCTGCGCACGCGCTTCACCAAGGCCGAAGGACTCCCCCGCTCGGGCGGGCTGACGGACGACGAGCTGGTCGACCGCTTCCTGACGGCGACCAACGATGTGCTCGACTCGCTGGAGCCGGGGCGTCCCACCGCGGGCATCTTCGGCGACTTCTGGGAGGGCGTCCGTGCGCACAAGGGGCAGGGCTATCAGGGCAGCTACATCGACATCCTGCGCAACAAGGGCCTGCTGGAGTTCGGGAAGATGCTCGACCGCCGCGCGCTGGTGAAGGCGCTCAAGGAGGGGGGCTGGAGCGCGCTGGCGATCGGGGGGTTGACGACCGCCCTCGACGAGGAGGGCGGGTCTCAGGTGGGGGCGCCGCCGCCGCGGCCGTCGTACTAGTCCGGCGCCCCTGCGCGGTCGAACGCCCGTCGCCGCCGTGCGAGGTGCGCCTTGATCGCCGGGATGGCCTGCCGCGCCTGGTCCCGGTTCTCGCTGTGCGCCAGCCAGCCCTCCAGCAGCGTGAGGATGATCTGCCGCACCGCCTTGCCTTCCTTCTTCGCCTGCCGCCGCACGCCCTCCCAGAGCGTGGGCGGGATGCCGCTGAGCAGGTAGCGCCGCGGGTTGCGCTGCGCGGTGAACTCCATCGAGTACGGTCGCTTGCTCTTCGCCATTACTTCTTCCCCTTCCGGCTCCGCTTCCGCGTCCGCGGCGCTCGCTGCGCCAGCTTCAGCGCCTCGGGGTTCCCGAGCACGTCGCCGCGCTCGCGCCGCATCTCGATCACCTGCCGCGCCACGCGCTTGCGGTTGGCCGTCGCCGTCTGGTCGTGCTGCCGGTGGAGGACCGCGGCCACGGCGGACGGGAGCACCAGGCGCACCGGGGCCTCGGCGCTCAGGCGCTGGACGAAGATCGTCTCCTTCCCGGCGTCGCGGAAGGTGTCGATGATCCACGTCGTCGTGTGCTTGTACTTGTCGACGAGGGTGAGCGTGCTAGAGGCGCGCACGGCGCCGGGGTTCTCCGTCAGCTCGTGCCAGCGCACGGAGAAGGGGTCGGTGGCGATGAGGCCGGAGGGCGCGTAGTCGGTGTCGGGTCTCGCCATGTGTGGCTCCTGTCTGCGGTGAGCACCATGCTCACGATGCATATACATCGTAGCACAGATGCATATGCATGTCAAATCGGCCCGTTTTCTTCCTCATCGGGGTAGCGCCCCCGCTCCCGGTGGTACGCGACCCTCTGCTGCTTCCGCAGCTCTCGACACCGCGCGCAGCAATCATCTGCGTTCTCCGGGTTGCGGAGCGCCTTCGCCGATCGACAGGTGTAGTAGCCGCAGGCACAGCGACAGACCCAGCGGGCGTGGTGTGCGCCTGTGCCCTCGATCGACAGCCCCACGACGGTGAGGTGGCCGCAGCGCAACCCGACGAGGTCTGGCGCGTCTCGGGGGATCGCTTTTGTCGGTAACGGTGTCGCGCTGTAGGCCTGCCCGTTCGTTCTGTACTGGAGTTCCGTCCATCGCGGCCCAGGAGCGGTCACCCGCGCTGCAGCACGATTGACGGGACGACGTCGCACGATGGCAGTGATGGGGTCGTCTCGCTCGCTCATGCGATCACCCGCTGCAGGTCGCTCCAGTCGTCCTCGTCCTCGACCTCCATCGGCTCCGGCGTCCAGCTCGCATCGAACCCCGGCACGACCAGGTCCTCCATCGCCGCCCAGTCCTGCCCCGCCTTCGCCGCCACGCCGATCGCGACATACTCCCCGTGCCGCCCCGCCCACCCCGCCGGGCACGGCTGCTCGATGACCGGCCGCTGCATCTCCATGCACACCGTCTCGAACACCCGATCGAACTGGCGCACGGGGATGTCGAGCAGCATCGAGTCGTGGACCGGCGCGCGGAGCGGCGTCCGCCCGAAGTAGGCGTCGCCGATGTAGCTCGGGGAGTCGCGCTCGGCGAACAGCCGCAGCAGCGCCTCCTTGAGCACGCCGGTGCTGATGCTCTGGGGGTAGAACGCCAGCACCCGCTTGCCGTCCTCGCCCAGCCCGACGCGGAACCACTGCCCGTTGATGTTGACGCAGGGCGGCTCCTGCCCGAGCTTCTTGTATTTGGCGACCAGGCGGTAGTACTGGGTCTGCGACAGCCGCTTGTAGCTGTAGACGCTCCAGAACCAGTGCTTGTAGGCGAAGGGGTGATCGCCCGCCCCGCCGAGATACTTCTGGGTGTAGGCCTTCTGCTGCGTCTCGTGCTGCCAGCGGGCCACGCCCGGCGCCATCGACTCGAAGATGCGCGCGTACTTCTCCGCCACGGCATGCGACGGGAAGAGGTGCGGGAACTGCAGCACCATGCCCGGCACCGTCAGCCCGTAGGCCCGCCCGTGGATGTAGCGCTTGCTCGGCTCGTAGATGTCGGGGTGCTCGCTCTTCGTCCGCTTGAAGATCGGCCGCAGCTCGTCGTCGCTCGCCGCCGGATCGTACGGCTGGCCGAGGACGTGCGTCACCAGCGCCGCATGCACGCCCAGCTTCGCCAGCCGGTAGTACTCGCTGTCCCTGGCGCACCAGCCGGTCTCGACCGCCTCGATCGCCGCGAAGTCGACCTCCAGCAACCGGCACCCCGGGCTGGCGACGATGCAGCGCCGGAACCCCGCCGCCAGCCCCTCCTTGCCCGACTTGTCCGCCACCACATTCGTGATGTTCGGGTTGGTGTACGACAGCCGCATCGTGGACGGCTTGAAGGTCGGCACCGGGTGCAGCCGGTCCTCGGCGTCCAGCCGCCGCTCGGTCCCTTCCACATACGTGCCCTTGACCTTGCCGATCGCCCGGTAGTCGAGCAGCGCGGCGTAGAACGGATCCCCCGTCGTCCTCGCCAGCCGCTCTAAGGTTTCTCGGTTGGTGGACTCGTCGGATTTTGATTTTTTGGCTCGGCCGGGTTTGTGCTTGCGGTGCTTGATGTAGTTGAGGACCTGCGGGACGCTGTCCGGGTTGAACGGCTCTTGCCAGAACCACCGGGTGACCGTCGCCACTGCCAGGTCCAGTTGAGCAGTTCGAGGTGGAGCCCCCGGGTCGCCTGTGTGAGGGCAACGATGGCGTTTAGCAACTTCTCTAGCTCCGCAGGTGTGACAGACGAGGACCTCTCGGAGGACGAGCTTCTCGACGACTCTGGCTCGGGCATACAGCTCCTGTTTAATCTCGGCCGTAGGCTTGCCCTTGCGCGGGGCGCCGCGGCGGGTAAAGGCGGAGGCCTTGACGTGGAGAAGATGGGCCGCTGGGGGCCGGTGGAGGCCCGCCTTGGGGGTCAGCGGGGCGAGTGCCTCCGGCACGCACCCCTGCAGCGTCTGCAGCCGTTCGCGGCTCTTATCGATCAGCTCCTGCTTGAACTGGAGCAGCCGCGGCCGGTCGACCTTGACGCCCACCAGCTGGGCAGGCCGGAGCACCTCGGTGTGCAGCCGGTGCGTGTGCCGCATCGCGATGTCGTAGCGCCGCTCGCTGATGAGGTCGCGGATGATGCCGAAGCCGACCCGGTGGGTCTGCAGCCCGTCGGCCGCGCCGTAGGTCGCCGGGTCCTCATCGGCCAGATGCTTCCACGGGCCGTAGTCGCTGTAGAAGGGCGCGACGAAGCCGAGCCCGCGCGGCAGGTCGCTCTGCAGGAAGTGCCAGAGCCACATCAGGTCGACCACCCGCGTCGAGTCCTCCTCGCGCAGCAGCCCGGCGGTCACCTGCCGGATGAAGTCGTACTCCCGGTTCCACATCCAGATGTGTCCCGGCGACGCATACAGCCGCGCGAGTTCATCCAGGTAGGGTCCGGCGTGCGGCACCGTCACGCCCTCGTCGGTGTGACAGCTGACGTTGTGCCGCAGCAGCTGGAAGCTCACATCGTCGGCGGAGATCTCCCCCTCGTCCCGCCCGCCCGCCTTGTCCGGGGTCTCGACGTCACTGCTGATCGGGTAGGCGCCGGGGTCCTGCCGCCGGGCGGCGACGACCTGATCGACCCACGCCCGGAACCACTCGACCGGCGGATCGACCACCAGCGAGTGCTCCCGCGGGGGCGCGCCGTGGTCTCTCGCCTGCTCGGCCCGGCGCAGGTCCCACAGCACGGTGCCGATCAGGTTCGTGGCGCCGCGCTGCAAGAACGACGGGTGATAGGTCGGCACGACCCAGAAGCGATCGGTGGGGTCGCGCAGGATCGCGCCGTGGAAGTCTTGGACCTTGACCTTCTTGCGGTGCTCCAGCCTCAGGACCCGCCGGATGGCGCTCATGCCCATCGGCACCACGACCTGCGGTCCCTCCGCCAGCGTCTGCCCGAGGTACGGGCAGTGGTTCATCGCGGGGTAGTACCAGGGCGCCCGCTCGTCGAACCAGTCGCCCGGCGGGTGGCAGGAGATCGTGTTGTGGATCCGAATGGCGTCGCGCTTCCACCCGAGCAGGCCGAGCAGCCGGTTGAGCATCGCTCCGGCGTCGCCCATGAACGGGCGCCCGGTCAGCATCTCGGTGTAGCCGAGCGCCTCGCCCACCAGCAGCAGCCAGCTCCCCGGCGGGCCGTCGGCCGGAGCGAAGCCCTCCCCGCGCTCGTCGAGCGCGCACCCGCGACACCCAGGCGGATGCGGGAGGCGCGGCATGGCCTACACCGAGGGCGGCGTGCGGATCATCTCGTGCAGCTCGTCGAGGTCCTTCCTCAGCGAGTCCTTCAGCGAGATCCCCTCGTTGGTGATCATCTGCACGCAGCGGTCGTCGTACAGCTCCACCATGTGGAAGTCCTTCACCGCGGTGACCGGCAGGATGACGCCGATGTGCTGCTCGCACCAGATGTGGATCCGCGTCAGCTGGTCGGCGGCGAACAGCAGGTCGGCCTCCTGCCCCTCGTCGTTGCGCAGCCCGGGGACGATGGCGACGCGCGCGGTGAAGATGCGCACCTCCTGCCCGTCCTCCAGCCAGCTCTGTACGCGCGCGACCATCGGGGCGATCGGCGCGCCGATGTCAGGGAAGTGTGCGGGGTCCCAATGTGCGAGCACGCCGTCGAGGTCGACACCGATCCAGCCCATGACGCCTCCTTCCAGTGACTCGATGGTGGTGATGATGTTCTCCGCGTGGCGGAGCGCTTCGAGGTGGCCGCGGGTGCGCGCGTCCCGGTGGTGCGCCGGGTCGCCTTCGACAGTGGTGATCGCGTGGGCGATCTCCTCCTTCACTCGCCGCAGCACGGTGGTGGGGTTCACCGCCCCCTCCGCCCGTAGCCTTCGTAGCGGCGGCTGGGACGTTCGGCGCTGAGGATGTTGAACAGGGCGCGCTCCTGCCCGGGCGTCACCCGTTTGGTGCGCTCCACGGTCTCCTGAATCCCGGCGAGCGTCTCTTCGGCCCAGGCGTAGTCGCCGCTCTCGCGCAGGTCCTCGACCTCGCGGACGAAGGCGTACCACTGGGTGGCGCGCACGTCGCCTTCCATCGCGTCCGGCTCGCGCGTGATTGGGCTGTCGTCGAGGGGTAGGTCGTCGATGCGTTTGCCCACGGCACACCTCCTCTAGGGCGCAGGGCTGAGATGACAGTTTCACGGGGAACAACCAACTGGGCTAGGCTAGTGGAGCGCCATGTCACGACAGGGGATGCCATGACATGACGCAGTTGCGGGTTGTGTGAATTTCCTAAGGAAACCGCGCTTGTCGACCCTCTTCGTAATGCCGCTGAGACGGTTTTTTGGATCGTGGGAAGTCGTTGCAGGCTAAGCAGTTGCTGGTTTTCTTGGGCGGTCAACCCAGCCCCCAGTTGGTAGCAGTTGGTAGTACCCAGTTGGTAGATACGCCGACCTAGCTCAATCCGGTAGAGCACCGCATTCGTAATGCGGGGGTTGCCGGTTCGATTCCGGCGGTCGGCTCCAGCCCTCATCGCCCGTCCCAGTCTCGAATCTGATTGGCGAAGCCGCGCGTCTCGCCGGTGTCGCGGAAGGCGTAGTAGTGGTCCGCGGTCGTCAGCGGCGTCTTGTGTCCGAGCTGCCTACTGACCCACGCGATCTTTTTGTCCCACGCGGGCACCAGATGCGAGGTGGCGAAGCTGTCGCGCAGGTCGTAGAGCGTGTGCCCGGTGATCGCGCAGGCCTTAGTGACCCGCTTGAAGATCTCAACGATGTGGCTGTCCTGCGTGTAGCGCGCCAGCTCCCGCTTCTTGTGGGCGACGCGGAGTGAGGTGAACACGTAGCGGGGTCGCGACAGGCCCCGCCGCAGCGTCTCCTCCAGCTGCACGCCTCGCCACTGACGCAGCAGCGCGACGACCGCATCGGTGAGATCCACCCAGCGCGTCTCGTGTGTCTTGGTGTCCTTGTCGAGCCCCGTGATCGGGTCATAGCTGTACGCGATGTGCGCGCGTTGCTTATCGAGATCGACCTTCTCCCACGGCAGCGCCCCCGCCTCCCCCGGCCGGGTGCCGACGTCGTACTGCCACTGACAGTAGACCTGCGCCGGGAGCCCCTCCACCGCCGTGAGCTGGTCGAAGAAGCGCCCGATCTCGTCGATCGCCAGCGGGTTCGGCATCGGCTCCTCGTTCGCCTCCCCCTTCTGGCGGATCATGCGCCCCACTTCGGCGCAGGGGTTGACCCCGGTGAGACGCCCAGCGAAGCGGGCGTAGGTGCAGAGCGCACTGAGCGCCCGCTGCGCGCGTCGCCGCATGCTGAGACTCACCCCGGCCTTGTGCAGCGATCGCATGTAATCGACGACCGCCTTGGTCGTGAGCGTCTCGTTGCTGACGACGAGCGGGCCAAGCCCGGGATAGCGCGCATGTCCCTTCTCGGGGGCGAGATAGTGGATGACCACGAACTCATAGTTCCGGTGCGTCGCTGCCTCGCGGGTCTCCTTCACCTCCGCCAGCCACTCCATCGCGAGCGCCGCGAGGGAGTCGGCGGCTCGGTAGGTCGGCACCCGAGCCGTGATCGGCGTAGGGCGCGCCAGTTCCGCCAGCACGATCTGCTGCACCTTCTCCGCCTCGGCCTGCGTCGCGTAGAACTTCGCGCGTTGCTTCGGACGTCCGGTGTGGCCGTCCGTGTACTCGTTCCAGTGCACGCCCCACCGCTTCGGCCGCGTCTCGTCGGGGCTGTAGCGGATGCTCACCGTCGTCCCACGCGGCTTAGTCATGGAGCACCGTCACGCCGCGACGGAGGCGCTCCTGTCGGCGTCGCCGGGGGGCGGATGTGGCACGCCCATCGGCACCCGTCCGTATGCGCTGGACCATCTCAGCGACGAGGTCGGCTAGCGGAATACCGTCCTCTCCAATGCCGTTCGATCCGTGATGTTCCGGCTGCATCTTCTTGTCGATCCACAGGAGGACGGCGCGGCGCATCTGTTCACTGATCGGGATGCCGTCGCGTTGCTTGATGGCATCGAGCACGCGGTAGATCTCAGGAGCGAAGCGGAACGAGACGTGTTGTGTTTTCATGTGCGACAGTGTAGCACAAGAGCTACTCGCGGCCTCGAATGCTTCGTACAATCGCCGCCGCGTCCGCGTGGAGCGAGGCATCCGGAGTCGGCACCTGCTCCTCGGGGAGCCGCCGCACCCACGCATCGAACTCGCGCTTGTCGAACAGCAGCCGCCGCCCGACCCGGTGACACGGCAGCGGATGATCCGGGTCCTTCAGGTGCCGCTGCAGCGTCCGCATCGACAGCTTGCTGTAGTCGGCCAGCCCGGCGAGATCGAGGTAGCCGTCGTCGCTCATGCCGAGCGCTCCACCACCACGAACCGATCATCGAGCAGCGGCGCCAGCAGGAGGCTCACCTGCCACCAGTCGAGCCCGCCATTCCCACACCCGGGCCGCGGCAGCACCACCGTCTGCCAGCCCTTGGCCGTGGTCAGCGCCACCAGCTCGCGCGCACTCCGCGCGATGAGATCGAGGCTCGCCCGGTCCTGCCACTGATGCTTCACCGGGAAGGTCACCAGCGGCCGGGTCATCTCGTCGCCCGGCAGCAGCACCGAGACGTGGTTGCCGCGGGCGATCAGCTGACGCCCAAGCCGCCGCGCCAGCATCGG